GCTAGCGAATCTTCTAGCAAATGCCAAGCAAATGCTAGAAAAAACGTAGCAAATGCTACAAATTCTCTAGCAAATGCTACAAATTCTCTAGCAAATGCTAGCGAATCTCTAGCAAATGCTAAGCAAATGCCAGAATCCAAAGAAAGTTCCCCAAACCCTTCAAAGAATATATATTCCGTTCCTACGGAACGGGAAGATAATATAAAATTATCTTCTCCTTCTAGCGCGCGCACGAGGAAATCGAAACCGAAAGAGTTTACCATCTGCCACAAGGGACGGCAAATATTCGAGAAGTATTACCAAGAACTCTATGACTCCGCCTATTATTGGCAACCCAAGGATGCAAAGGCTATGAACTCTATCCTAAAGAAGATTTCTTTTGCTAGAAGTCACAAAACAGTGCCGCTTCCGATAGATGACGAGAGCTTGCTTAAGGCATTGGAAGAGTTTCTGCGTCGTATCGACAAGACTTGGATAATGAACAATTTTTCGGTTAACAAAATTGATTCTCAATACAACGAGATAGTATCAGAAATGAAAAATCATAGACAAAACGTAACAGACAATGGAAACAATACAAAGACAGGATGGAAAGCTCCAGACCACAAAGACACATCAGCGTATCGGTCGGGGTTTGGAGTTGCCGTTGGAAAATAGAGAAGTCAAGAACTTTCTTTACTATGCCTACAAACGAGAGGTAGAGAAAAGAAAAAGAACGTTCGTCTTCACTGACGAGCTAAAGGAAGCAATATCGAAAGTCGGGGATTTTCTTACTATAGAGACAAACTTTTACGGGCTGTTTATGCCCGGCAGTATTGGAAACGGCAAGACTACAATGTTAAAGGCTATTCGAGATTTGCTAGTTCATCTTGTGGACTCAAACAAGATTAGCTATTGCGAGGGTGACAAATATCCGCGATTCGTCAAGGCTAGAGATATGGCTTACATGATACACGAAGACATAAACGAGTTCAGAGCAATCATGAACACTAAGTTTCTCTTGATTGACGATTTGGGTGCTGAGCCAACGGAGATAGTCACTTACGGAATGCACTACAAGCCGTTTGACGAGTTGTTGGACTATCGCTATGAGCAGATGCTGCCCACGATTATCAGTTCAAACCTAACGGCCATTGATATCGGACAGAAGTACGATGACCCAAGAATTGTAGATAGAATGCACGAAATGTTTGATATTTTAAGTTTTGAGGAGGTATCGTTCAGATGAGTTTAGAACAATCACCATATCAGAATCAGCTATTAGTGAATGACCCAAAGGCTGAGCAGTATGTTATCGGAAGTCTTCTTATTGATCCTACCGCATACACTCTAGTAAGCCAGTATCTAGATGAAGACTGTTTTTACTACCCCATGTGTAGGGATATATGGAAGGCTGTTGATAATATGGGAAAGCAAGGTATGCCGATAGATGTCATATCTGTTTCTGCCGAGCTCAGTAAGCAGAAGTCGAATGTAACAGCATTGGACTTGATGAACATTTCGGCACAGATTGCATCATCTGCACATGTAGAATATCATGCCATCAGATTGCAGGACCTTGGTAGAAGAAGAAAACTCTGGGTTGTCGGGCAGCAGCTTTCCAAGGTTGGATTATCGGAAGATATTCTGACCGCAGATGCTCACCAAGAGGCTATAGAGAGTATCGGAGGAGTATTTGAGAAAGCAGATGGAGTGTTCACGCTCGATGATGCAATGAATAGTCTAAACGAGATAATGGTTAAGAATGCCACCGTTGGAGGTGTCACGACAGGAACCAAGACCGGTATGGAGAGATTCGATGAAAAGGGAGGTCTGCAGAAGTCTGATTTGATTATTGTTGCTGGCGAAACTTCTCAGGGAAAGACGAGCCTCGCACTTTGCATGACAAGACACGCCATCGAGAACGGAGCAAAGGTTGCTTTCTACTCTATGGAAATGACGAAGGAGCAGCTTACGGCACGTCTGCTTTCTGCCAAGACGAACATCCCTGCCAACAATATCCTCTATTCGGGCAGTCTGGCGCCAAGCGAGATAAGGATGATTGATGATGCTAGAGGCAAGTTGCCCGGAGAGAATTTATTCTTTGATGACAAGAGCACGTCAAATATAGATTCTATCCTTCTTTCCATCCGAATGCTTAAGATGCAGAAGGACATAGACGGAGCCGTAGTAGATTACTTGCAGATTCTTAACGTAAACTCCAGGAGTACGAGTTTCAGCAGGGAGCAGGCTATGGGAGATGCCGCACGAAGATTCAAGAACCTCGCAAAGGAACTGAACATATGGATCATCGCCCTAAGTCAGTTGTCTAGAGATAGTAACTGTCCGGAGCCGAATCTGAACCGACTGCGCGATAGTGGACAGATAGGAGAAGCTGCCGATGTTGTCATCCTAGTCTATCGAGCAGAGTATTACAACAGAGCGTACCCTGCCCCATTTGATAACAAGGACGATTATCCTACTGACGGAACGGCTATGATAGACGTTGCCAAGGGACGTAATATCGGAACGTTCAAATTCTTTATGGGATTCAATAAAAATACGACAAATTTTTTCAAGACGAATTTAATCAACGAAGATGTACAGGCGCCTTTCGAAAAGCCAGAAGAAGCAGATGCACCATTCTGATAATCAGATAGTTATAAAGTATTGTAATTTAGTATTTTTAACTAAAATAACCGTTGGTAAATTTGCATATATCAGAAAATTTTCGTACCTTTGCATATAGATAAAAGGTAGTACTTTTGACTATTCAGAGCCTACCATACAAGTTGAACCAATTAAAATTATAAAGATTATGAAGAATTTAGTTTATGCTCGCTTAACGAAAAGCAGAGAAAGTTGTGGGCAATAATTCGAGAGGCATTGAATTATGAAGACACGGATGAGGACTTTTATGAATTTAAGGAAGAGGCTGAAGGTCTGCTTGCTGACGATGAGGAAGATTTCTATGTTACATACAATAGTATGGATGACTTTGATGCTTCTGATGTGATAGACCTCATTAACGCATAGTAATCATTAACAATTCGAAGGCTATGGAAGAATCTTTATCAGAGTACATGCTTCGCAGATTTTGTTCTGCTTATCCAACGGTTCCAATTTCGCTTTCAAAAGTCAAGGCTTATCTTGATACAGTTGATGATTGGAGAGAATTGGACGATAGCCATTTGGCGTTATTATACAATTTTAATCTTAAAAATAGAAAGGGAATAATTATGAGAAATTCAAATTTCAATCTTATCAAGTCTTTGGGCTATGTTGTAGTGTTGGTAAGTATGGCTTCGCAATCTGTACCGCACGAATATTGGCAAAACACAGAAGACGGACTTCTGTATGGTCATGTTGGTGACAGTGAAGAAGAACACAAACTTTTAATGACGGAAGGTGCTGTATGAAATATTGTATCGAAAGAATTTGCCCCACAGGTGATGTTTCCGAAGAGTTTGGAGACTACTCCGATGAAAAGGAAGCTAACAGAAACGCAGAGCTACTAAACAAGGTAGATCCATTTAATAACTATAAAGTAAAGAAAGAAGCATGAAATACCAAGAGTTCAAGAAAAAGCAGCAGGATGAGTTTGGCAAGCTGCCAATGAAGGCTGCATTTGTAGACAAGCAGTTTAAGGAAATGATGGCTGAATGGGGGCTTACCACAAGTAAGGAAGACCTGGAAAAGATATGTTCCATCGGTGCCGGTGCTTATTGCCTCAAAAAGGATTACCACTTATTTCTGGTATTCGGTGAGCGTTCCGTTAAGGAATCAGAGGAGTTTCTGAGCAACGATGAGAATTTGGTGGATGCCTTGAAATATGAATTTGGCAATCATGAGTGTGGCCTTACCTTTGAGTTTGAAAATGGTATCATCGCTTTGGGATATACCGTTAAGGAGTTTCTTTCAGATGACAGAAAGAAGAAGCTTTTTGTAAAGGCACGTAAGGAATACATTAATAGTCTGGAGGGTTAATATGAATACAAAGAATTTTGGAAACGGATATGTAGGTATCAAGATCAACAGTATTTCAGAAATAATGAAATACAATGCTCTAAAAGAGCAATTTTCTATTTGGAACGAGTATGAAGGCACTTTTGATGATGATGTCGAGGTTACGGATGACGATGGAAATGTCACTGAACGAGAGCCGACAGAAAACGAGAAGATAGAGCGTTACCTGGAAGCTTTCAATAATGGAACCGTTTTATATGCAGTTTTCCAGCTGGATTGTGGACGAGTCTTTTCCGATTTAGCTACTACATATCAGAGCAAGTATGCTATCGGACAGCAGGTCTTCATTATGAGGGACAACAAAATTGTTTCGGGTAGAATTGTCCTTATATCTCTTTCAGACTATGAAGATGACAAAAAGCTTTATGTTGATTATCATTCTAGAGATATAGGCGAAAGAATATACAATATAGTGAGTACAAATTTGTGCCCTACAAGCTATCAAAATTATTATTCTTTCAGTGAGCGCGACCGTATAGAAAGATGTCTCAAAGCAGCACTAAATAATAATTATGTTATCCTAGAGATAGACAGAGACTATGTAAGTAAAAGGCTTGGAGATATATTCTCTTCAAAAGAAGAACTTGTCAAACATTTAATGGAACAATAATTATGAACGTTATAAGAGTGACAGGAAATACAAAGAACAGAATAGATGCCATCTTTACGGGCAGCAAGTATCTGTTCTTCAGCCCAGATTTCGGATTGGTTGCTATTGCAACGAGAATATCAATGGATGAGAACTGCTCTTACTTCAATGTTGAGCTGACAGAACAAATTAAACCTAAGTTGATATACAAGGTTGTTGAAAAGGAAGAAGCTTCCATTAAACGTATCTGCCAATTCAACTGCATCAATTTAGGAGAAATGCCACAGCATACTCTTCCATACGTGATAGACTTAACATTGGAAAGGAGATAGCTATGGTTGTAAAGGAAATGGTTCAGTACAAGAGAACTGCTGATATGGAAGAACTCTATCTGATGCTCAATAATGATTCAGTCGCCTACGACCTTTGGCACGATGCTGCAGAAAAGTACGCCCTGAAGATGGTAAATGGCGAGGCGGTAATGATGGAGAATGTCGCCCATGTGATGATTGCAAGAATCATCCAGTCATGTGACAGACTGATAAACTGGCGCAGAAAGATGATTACTGATGCCCTGGATATTACCAAAGAGCAGAAGGAGATTGTCGCATGGCAGTGGTTCTATAATAGCATGATGGATTTATATACTTATTATAAAGGTAGGCAAAAGTAAGGTTTAACATAACGGGTAGTAAGGACACCCACTAGTTAGATACCTTATTCTTATCTGGCAGCCGGAAAGACGGCAGCCTACCTTCCAATAAAAATATACAATTATGAAGAATATTTATCATATACATCAGTCTTCCAATTCCTATTGGGATAGCCGTTGGACTGACACAGATTATTATCTTTGCGACAGCGAGGATGAGTATCAGCAGAAATTAGCTGAATATACCGAGAAGCGTAAGCAAATCGAGAAGGAGTTCAAGGAGAACCCAACGGAACTTAGCAAGAGTCGCGCACTATTCTTGCAGCTCAGCAAGGAACAGAAGGTGCATGCCAGCGAATACTACTACGGTCATGAATGGTGCGGTAAGGAGTTCGATGCTTTCGGTTTCTGTTGGAGTGAGAGGTTGGAGAGAAGCACTCACTATAAGTACTTCTTGAAACCAGGCTCGGTGTGCAACGAGACAAGAAGTTCCGCCGTTGGCAGATTTACAGGATATGGAAGTTAAACTTAATAAGATTGGAGGTGAGTCATGTAGAATTAAGTAAAAATCATCGTTAATCAATGGTCGGGATTAAATAACAAAACAATGTTTGATATTCTTTATTTGCGACAGCTCGGAAAGACGGCACCCGACCTTTAATTTTAAAATAATATGGAAATAGAAGAATTAATAAAAATAGCAGAGTCTGATTCCTGGACTGTCACCGAAGAGGAATACACGAATGGGAAAGGATTGCTCTTTTCAAGATTTTCACCTGCAGGTCAAGACTTTTCAATATCAACCGGACCATTTGAAAGTGCGGAAGAATTGATCAACAGTATTCACCAGCGTTACGTAGAATATGATGCTGACAGTGAAGCATATTTGTGGTTGGACAACGAGGGACATGGAAAGAATGGAGCACCATACCACATGAGGGATGTACTGGAAGATATGGAGGCTTGCGAGAAGATGATTTACGACTTATTTATTTGTTATCGGGACGCTTATGAAAAGAAGTGAATTATTTATGGCTTGCGCCAACGAGTACAGTTACAAATGCAATTCTGATTGCGACAACTGTCAGTTATACCTTCGTTACTTAAAAGAAAAGGAGGATTGATTATGAAAGGGAAAGATATTATCGCAGTCAGCAGTTTTGGCGTACAAACATACTATCCTATCGGACAGAAGCTTAGTATAAACGGGAAAACCTGCGTGGTATCGGAACGTGGAGATTGTGTTAATTGCGCCGTTTGTGTACCTAACGTTCCACCTCACGATCAAGAAGTTACTTGTACAAACCTAGCTTGTACTGCTGACGAACGAGAAGATAAAACTAGTGTTCATTTTAAAGTGGTTTAATTATGAAGGTATATCTGATTTATAAAGAAGATGCCTGGCATACAAAGGGAAGCGGCGAATTGCTCAGAGTAGCCGATAGCCCTCAGAAATGCTACGCAACAGCCGAGGCAAACGGAGCTTCGGAAGAGCAACTTGAAGATTTGCGCAATATCGGGCAGAGCCAATGTAGTGGTAAAAACTATGAGTTTAATATTGAAACATGGGAGGTAACATAATATGAAATATGATGTTTGCATTCAAGAAACTTTGAGTAAGACAATAACCGTAGAGGCAGAATCAAATACGGATGCTTGCTCCATGATTAGAGAAAAGGTTAAGAATGGTGAGATTGTCCTTTCTGCCGACGATTACACCGGTTGTAGAATTATAAAGGCACAGAAAGCGTATGGAAGTGAAGACAACGAAGACTGAGTTCAGAGAACTGCTTAGTGTTCTAGAAAAAGCAGCAGCTTTTATTAATGAAAAATCCACAAGGCCCAAAGACTTTGATTTGGCTAGAAGATTAATAAGGGCAAAGGCTTTGCTGGTGAAAAGAAATGGCAGTCTTCAAGGAGAAAGCGGCGATAGTCATTAACGGCATCGTGTACGTAGCGGAACCAATGGATGATTGCGAGGATTGTGCGTTTTGTACGGGCTTGGCACAATGCAGCGTAGATTTCATTTGCATCTCTATGAGAGAAGCATTCCGTAAGGGTTTTAGAGACAAGCCTATAGGTTTCAAAAAATGGAAAGGTTATGAAAGGATCAGAAACATTCAAGAAGGTAATCAAGGCATATCTTGACAAGCGTGCAGCAGAGGATGAATTGTTCGCAAAGGATTACGCCAAGCCTGGCAAGAATATCGATGATTGCTGCGACTTTATTATCTCAGAGGTCAAGAAATCCGGAAGGCAGGGGTTTGACGATGATGAGATTTATGGAATTGCAATTCACTATTATAATGAAGAAGAAGTTTCATTCACCAAGAATCAGAATTGCACCATTGTTACAAATCTCTCAGACCAGACCAAGGAGAATCTGGAGAAGAAGGCTGAGGAGGAGTTCAAGCAATCCAAGATCATGGAGCTCAAAAAGAAGGAGTCCGCTGAGAAGGAGCGCTTGAAGAAGAAAGCCGAGGCTCAGAGAAAGAAAGATGCTGAGATTGGTCAGTTGAGTTTATTTGATTTTTAAATATGTGAGTTATGAAGCCAAGAAATAAGACAGAACGTGAAGTTGTAAAACTCTCAGATAGAATACCGGAGTTATCAGACAAGCAACGTGAGTGGGCCATCAAGACTTGCATCTCTGAAGATGATGCCTACAAATACAGTGATAGATTTTCTAGAGGATGCTTCTACCTTGTATGCACATTCAAGGGATGGCAGGTTCTCAGGTACTTCCAGGTAAGAGTGAAGTTCCGGTTCCACAAGATGGTTAAGGAGAAGATTTACTTCAAGGAGTGTATGCAGCAATGGTTGAAAGACGGGGAATATGTTTTTCTTGCCAAGCAGCGAACCTGCGGATATATAGAAGATGCTTTTTCTGCTTTCGGAAAGTTGGAAGTAAGAACGCATACTGTATGGAGTTTCTTGGGTGATCCTCGTGATATTGGATTCGATGGAGTATATTACGCTTCAGTCCAAGGCAAGTATAAATATGCTCTCAGAGACTTCGGGGAAAAGATTCTGTGTGACGAAATCTTCCGTTCCGTCAATGCTAACCCATACAATGAAACTCTCATGAGACGTGATATTGATATGTGGAAGGTGTGTAAGTACCATGAAGCTGTCTTCGACAGAGAAAAAATGTCTGCCGTCAAGATTGTTGTCAGACACGGAAAGGCTTCTTATATTTACGATAGCTTGTGGTGGGATATGCTCGACAGTATTATGTATCTTAAGAAAGATGTACGTAACCCTTCTATAGTTTGCCCGGAGAATCTTCGTGAGGCGCACGACAAGTGGCTAAAGGCAGCAGACAATAAGAAAAAGAAAATGGAGGACAGAATGACTAAGCTGCGTTTGATTGCGGAAGAGAAAATGCTACTCAGATATCTGGAGCAAACTGCTAAAGCCGAAGAGGAGAATAAGAAAAAGGCAGAAGCAATGGCTAATGTATATGTTGACAGAAGAAAGCAGTTCTTTGACATTGACATAAAGGATGGCGCCATAGACATACAGGTTCTTAAGTCCGTCCAGGAGTTCTTTGAAGAGGGCAAGGAAATGGGGCACTGTGTATTTAGGAACGGTTATTACGATGTGAACAGAAAGCCGAACTGCCTCATACTTTCTGCCAAGGTAAACGGTCAGCGTATGGAGACAATCGAGGTAAACTTAGCCGATGTTACCGTTGTTCAATGCCAGGGCCACGGAAACATCAATTCCGCTTTTCACGATACCATTCTGAAGCTTATCAAAGATAATCTGTGGCAGATAGAATCCAGGCTCCCGAACAGGGCTAGTAGAACGGCGTAATTTTTAGTATTTTTGGCTAAAATTTTCATTTGATATATTTGCATATATCGAGATTTTTTCGTACCTTTGCGTATGAGAAGAGCCTATTTTGCGGTGTTTTTGACTATTCAAGCCGCATATGTGCACAATTTTATGTTAAAATATAGTTAATTTTAGATTTCAAGTATTTAATCATTAAATATTTTATTAAATTTGCAGCGATGGAATACGATTACAGTAAGCTCAGAGAGTTCATCAAGCGTTGTAAGTGGCAATGGGCCACTTCAATGATAGACGTTCCTCATGAGTACATTCACAGAGACAAGTGCGCATTGACAAACGACGAGTTCTATTACTTCGTCAGCGCACAGCGAGACAATGGAGTCCATGAAAGATGGGGAAAGTATAATTTCCCTTACCTTTACATTGACGGTTACAAGTATTGGACGATGGGTGACCCATTCGAGACTACTTGGATTTTGAACAGACAGAAGGTTTTCAACGAGTTCGACTTCCTGGAGTGGCCGGTACCGAGAATCTATTCGAATCAGGAAATGGACGTGATGGCAAAATCTATCATGTTCACGTTCAAGGACAGAAGATTTTTCGAGGCAGGCATCGGAAACGGAGACTTCGTCGCTTTCACCAAGATAAAGCCGGAAATGTATTATGGAGTTGATCCTAGCAAGAAAGCAATCAAGCAGTTCAGGGAGAAGAACTCTGGCTTTTTCCGAAGATGTTCTACTATTTCTTTTGAGGAGGCGATAAAGAAATGGATGTCGGCAGACAGCGTTGTGGTTGCTCTTTTCGGTACCGCTTCCTACTTCATGCCTCAGTATCTCCGCAAACTGGGCGAGAGTGGTTTGGATTATTGCCTTATGTTCTACAAGGATGACTACACCCCTGCAGAGTTCGAGGAAATGCACCATTTCACCTATGACAGAATGCAGTTGAAATCGATGTTCCCGAATTGTAACATATACAATCACAAGAATTTCGTAACCATTTCAAGTAAAAAAATCACCTGGCAACAGACAACAGTAGAAAATGAATTATTCCCAGTATGATAAAATAGCAAGTAAGTACGACACTTTGTTTCGTGATGAAATGAGTCTCGTTGAGAACCGTGAGGTGGGGCAAATGCTCCCACCTCTCAGCGGTTCAATCCTAGACATCGGATGTGGTACCGGCTTGCTGACAGAGATTGCAAAAATCGACCCACAGGAATATCTAGGAATTGATCCTAGTAAAGGAATGTTGGAGCAGTTCACTAACAAATATCCAACCTATAAGGATAGGGTTGTATGTGAGCCTTTCGACGGAAAGAGTTTAGATTGCAGGAATTTCGACAATATCGTAGCATTGTTCGGTTCCCATCTTATCTTTCCCGTTATGCCGTTCTGGAAATATCGCAGTGCAAGGCTCGCAAGTTCTTGATGTTCTACAAGGAGAAATATCATCCGGTCACTTATGAGAAGTGTGATGTGGAGTTCATACATTTTTTCTATTCAAAGAAGGTCTTGTGCAGTCTTTTTGGTGAAGAAAACGTATCAGAGTATCACAATTATTTAATAGTAAATTGCGTATGACATCACAGAAAGGTTTGCGTTATGATGGTAGTATTGACAAATACCCCATCACAGAAGGCGAGATTTACAGTTTAGGCAATGGTAGCAAGATTACCATTGCCGATATTACTTTGGGGCTTCCGGAGTTTTCAAAGAATGCCGATTGCGTATTCATCGACCCAGCAGGAAGTAAAGGTGTCCTCAAAGCGTATTATACCAAGGCGGAGAAGCAATGCCCGGTTGATAATTTTGACGAGTTCGTTGCCCACATCAAGAGGTGCATCGAGCAGATTAATCCGGACAGACTATTCGTCGAGTGCTTCTACAGAAATAAGAAACAGTTGGTTCCTATGGTAGAATCTCTGTTCCCTCATGTAAAAATCTACGAGAACACCTATTATCATAAGCCAGATTGCAAGTGCTGGATTATCCAAGGCACCAAGCAGGCAGAAGACTGGGGACTCCAGGGAATGGATGAATGGGATGCGGTGTTCAAGATTTGTAAGGATGTTCCGTTCAGCTCTATCACAGACTTCTTCATGGGTCAAGGACTTGTTGCCCAAGCAGCCTATGCCGCAGGTAAGGTTTTCTATGGTAGCGATATGAACAGAAACCGTTTGGCTGTAGCCATAAGCAAGGTAGCCAAGCGAGGTGGAGAATGGACAGTAACTAAATAATTACGCATATGATTAAACTCTCTCAGATTATCATCCTCAATGTTCCGAAGCGAGAACGTGAGGGCAAATACCTTAAGAAGTTGATAGAGACCAGCACGAAGCCTTATGGTATTCCTGTCAGTATCTCTATGGACCGAGGTAAGGGTCTTTGGGACAATTATTCCCAAGCGTTGACACAAGAGGTAGCGGAAGGAACCCATCGAATGGTTATCCACGATGACATTACCTTTGACCGCAACATTCTTGCCAAGATTTTACATATTCTCTCTTTTGCTCCAGAAAACAATGTTATCAGTTTCTACAATCCTACAAATGGTGACTATACTGATTGTTACGCAAAGGGCAAGCACGTTATTTCTACAAAGACTAATTTCTGGCTGCAGGCTAGCGTATATCCAAATGACCTAGCCAAGGACTTTGTTGAAACTTCAAACAAGATGACGGATGATCAGACACGTTATGATGATTCGCGCCTTAAGGCATACCTTCAGGCAAAGGGTATCGACCTTTACGCTATCGTTCCCGGTCTGGTTCAGCATTTCGGTGCATACAGAAGCACGTTCAACAATCCAGGCGCCGTAGGTGGCATTCCTCGAAACAGCAAGACCTACGACAACCAGTTTGATGTAGAGTCTGTAGATTGGGAGAGTGAGTTCAAGAATCCTTATTTGGCTAAGTCAAGCAAGGATTGGGTTAAGGAAATCGTAAACAAGGAATTTCTCGATGAATACAAAAAACTCTAAGGAAAATCTAGCCTTGAAATTGGCGAAGGACAATATCGAGGTTGAGCAGGTGAAGCCGCTGCATATTGAATACGTCAAGGTTGATGACATTTATCCGAATGACTATAATCCTAATACGCATGATGCAGACAGTTTTGACCTTCTCATCAAATCGTTGCTCTATTTCGGATTTACTCAGCCTATTGTTGTCAACCGCTCGACGATGCAGATTGTGGACGGAGAGAACAGATACCGTGCCGCCTGCGTCATCGGATATGAGATGGTTCCTGTATGCTTTGTTGATTTCGACGAAGAGAAGTTGAGATATGCAACAATCATGCACAATGCTGCTCGCGGCCACAACAATAATGAAATGATGGGTAGGCTTAAGAATTACCTTGACACCCATTTCAGTAATTCCAGCGACAAGGTATTATTAAACAATAGAAAGAAATGATATTTTACAGTGACAAAAACGTTTATGAGGCAGCTCTTGAAAGATTCAGATACATCTTTCGGGAGTTTTATGGTAAGCGTAAGATTGTCGTGACGATGTCGGGAGGAAAGGACCTACCGTGGTTCTCAACCTTGCGCACGAGGTTATGAAGGAGATGGGAATTGAAAAGATTCCCGTCCTCTTCCTAGACCAAGAGGCAGAGACTCCAATGACTATCGAGTACATACGATACATCATGCACTTGCCGTGGGTTGAGCCATATTGGATTCAGTCATACTTCCAGGAATGGAATGCCTCAAAGGGAGAATGGTTCAATGTATGGGGGCCAGGAGAAAAGTGGATTCGTGAGAAGGAGCCAGATTCATATGGTGATTTGGAGATTCCGCACAATCAGTATTTCTCCAAGACCCTTGATCAGGTACACAGAATGCTCTTCGGCAAAGACTATCTAACTTTAGGTGGTGTCCGTATCGAGGAGTCGCCGGCACGATTGTCGGGTCTTACTAGAGGCGAGTGCCTTCCAGGTATTACGTGGGGACGTGGTGGCGGATATTATAAAGACGGCACACCGAGAAGTCTGGTGCTCTACCCTATTTGGGATTGGAAGGTTTATGATGTATGGTATTACATCTTCAGCAACAAGCTTCCGTACTGCAAACTCTACAACTACCAGTTCACCCAGAAGCCACTCAGAGCGTGCCGAGTTAGTTCCCTCATTCATGAGCAGGCTATCCACGACTTAGGTTTCATCAAGGAGGTTGATCCATGGTTCTACGACAAGCTGGTGCGAAGAGTGGCAAACGTCAATACATCTGTACACGTCTTTAACGAAGTGGCAACATACTGCTACAACTTGCCACCTTATTTCAAGGATTGGGATGAATACGTTGATTATCTTGCAGACAATCTTTGTGAAGACAAGAAGAATGCAGAGACTATCAAGAAAGGCTACCGTTCCGCCAAGAAGAGAAATGTAGCTAAAGCCGGTCATTGCCAGGAGTGCATTGATTACGTAATACATCAGATTGGTTATACCAGCGCTGTCTGCGTCATTGCGGAAGATTTCGGAATGAAGCGCATTCAGAGCGTAGAGCGTTCTTTGCGTCAGTATTTGAGCGACAATTATGTTAAAATAGAAAAAGCTAATAAGGAATATGAATCTTCAAGAGAACATCAAGAAGGAGTTTGATGCTGCCAAGGATAAGGTGCAGTTTTTGAACGACCTCAGAAAGTATATCAGTTCCTTATCTCCGGAGAAAGTCAACCCTGTAGATTGCGTACTTTGGGTTGACAAGGATATGGTTGTAGCCAACAACTACAACCCTAACCATGTGGCAGATAAGGAAATGCGTCTTCTCTATACATCCGTGAGGGAAGACGGTTACACAATGCCTATCGTTACAATTTGGGACGAGAAGCTGCAGAAGTATGTAATCATCGACGGTTTCCACAGAAACCTCGTTATTCGCAAGTTTGCGGACATCAATGAGCGATGTGGCGGAAAGCTGCCGATTGTGGTCCTAGACAAGGACATCGACCAGCGTATGGCATCAACCGTAAGACACAATCGTGCCCGTGGAAGTCACTCTGTAGATGGAATGGTAAACATCGTCTTCAATATGCTCAGAGATGGTGTGTCTGAGCGTGAGATTTGCGAAAAGGTAGGTCTGGAGCAGAAAGAGCTTGTAAAGCTTAAGTATGTTACCGGTTTCGCCAAGATTTTCAGAAGCTATAAGTATAATGCGGCTATCGAAAAGGTTGTCGACGAGAGACGCGTAGCAAGAGAGACAGCCAAGAAGAAGGAGGATAAGAAATGAAAGTAAAGTCAGTTAAGCTCAGTGAAATCTTTCCTTACTATGACAACCCTCGTGACAACACGAATGCGGTTGAGCCTACGAAGGAGAGTATCAAGCGTTTTGGATTCGTTAAGCCTATCCTCGTTGATAAGGCGGGTGTAATCATTGCCGGTCACACAAGATACGTGGCCGCTTACCAGTTGGGCATGGAGTTCGTTCCTGTCGTTTACTCGGATATGGACGACGAAATGGCAAAGAAGTACCGCATCCTCGATAACAAGCTGGCAGAGAAATCTTCCTTTGATGAAGACCAGCTTTTGGAGGAATTGCGCAACATGGAGGTTCCTACCGATATGCAGGCATTCTTCTTTGAGGACATCAATCAGATGCTCAACTTCTCACTCGACAGCATCAACCAGCAGGCAGAAGAGTATGGCGGCTTCCAGGATGACTATTCTCAGGTTGATGAGGAGAACTTCGAGGCTCCATCCAATGAAGAGGCTGGCGAAAGCGAGGAAGCTCCTTCGGATGAGGAGGAAGACCCTGCCAAGGATTTGTTCGTTCTCAAAGAGCGCGAGGACGGTTCACATTATATGAAGGTCGTTTGCCCGTATTGCGGAAATATGGAAACAATAGAAATTGAGGATTAACAGGTATGGAAGAGATTAAGATTAATGACAAGGTAATTGAGTTACCTATTGACAGCATCGTGCCTCATGACGGTTCGCACAAGACCGACGAGACGGCAGTACAGGCAATCATGCAGTCTATCAAGGATTTCGGCATCACTCAGCCTATTTCTGTTGACAAGAACAACGTGATTGTAACCGGTAACGGTGTATATAAGGCTGCTAAGGCATTGGGAATGGATAAGGTTCCATGCATCCGTGTCGACTATCTGACTGACGAGCAGATTAAGCAGTATAGAATCGCTGATGACAAGACGTCCGAGTTCGCCACTTGGAACGAGAAGAAGCTTCGCAAGGAGCTCTCCTATCTCGGTGATCCTAACAGCATTCAGTTTGCTTTCGATGAGAGCATTGCCGGTATGCTTGGACTCAACGCTAAGCCAAAGGAACAGAAGCCTGCGGCCGCACCTTCCAAGGCTGAGACTAACCATACGGCTAAGAAGGTCGTAACGGAAGCCCAGAAGGACCAGAAGTTCAAGGAGGAAATGAAGGGCGTTGAGGAGAATATCCAGGTCAAGCCTTCAGAGTATTATGAGTATAATTGTTCCGCTTGCGGTAAACTAGTAAAAGTTAAGAAGCCATGACAGATGAATCATCACAGCCGAAAGTAAAGTCTTTCGTACATAGAATCCCCAATCCTGTTGGAAGACCATACAAGATTAAGTCTTCTCAGGAATTATGGAATAAGTTTGTAGCTTACTGTGATGATGTTGAAAACGACCCTTGGCAGCAAAAGACTGGTAGCAATTCTATTGCAGGTGGCAGCGGCAAATCCACAAATTCCATGAGACAAGAGGTAAGGGTTTTCAGAAGAGCCTATACCCTTGTCGGATTTTGTGCTTTCTGTGGCATCGTTCAGAAATGGGCTGATTTCAAGAGAGGTAATCTTAAGAGACCAGGCTTTGAGCAGGTGATAACACAGATTGAGAATGTCGTGATGGCACAGCAGATTGATGGTGCCATGCTTCATCAGTTTGATTCCAGCATTGTTGCAAGGCTCAACGGATTGGCAGATAAGCATATTCAAGAAGTAACCGGCAAGGATGGTGAGGACTTCAAGTTCCCTAAGCTGTCCTTGGATGATATTAAAGAATTACAGAAGATAAATGGACTTTGAGAAACAACGTTTTCTTCATAAGCAGTTAGTGGCATCGTCCCTGCTGCAATTCACTACTAAGATGTTCGCCTATACTGCTCGACGTGAGTATGTAATAGGCGAACATCACAGGATTATATGTGATGCGCTCATGGATGTGATAAGAGGAAAGACGAATAAGCTGATTATCAACATCAGCCCTCGTTACGGAAAGACCCTCTTGTGTTCACAGATGTTTGTCGCATATGGTCTTGCGCTGAACCCTGCTTCAAAGTTTCTTCATATATCTTATTCCGGAAGTCTCGTCCAGGAAAATTCTATGGCAGTCAAGGACACGATAACTTCTACATATTTTCAAACACTATTCCCGAATGTTAAAATCAGAAAGAACGATAACACAAGATCAAAATGGAGCACAACGGCAGGTGGTGGTGAGTATGCTACATCTACCTTGGGTCAGATCACAGGTTTTGGTGCAGGTCAGCCAGACTGGACCGAAGAAGACATAAAGAACATGGATAAGTTTATGGCTACGTTCAACCCCGGTCACTTTTCGGGAGCCATAGTTATCGATGACCCTTTACGACCGGACGATGCTTTGTCTGATAACGTCAGAGAGTCTATCAACAGACGTTTCGAGACAACCATCCGTAACCGTGTAAACTCACGTCATACGCCAATTATCATCGTCATGCAGAGGTTGCATGAGCACGACTTGTGCGGTTACCTTCAAGAGATTGAGCCAAATGAGTGGAAGGTTGTTTCCCTCCCGGTAATACAGACAGACGAGGACGGAAAGGAGCGAGCCTTGTGGCCGTGGAAACATACGTTGGAGGAGCTGTACAAAATCAAGCATGCCAGCGAGTTCGTATTCGAGACACAGTACATGCAGAACCCTACCCCTATGGAAGGTCTTATGTACCATGCCTTCAGAACATACGATGAGCTGCCGGACAGAAGGTATGCAAGAATGATTGGAAACTACACCGACTCGGCAGATACCGGTTTCGACTTCCTTTGCTCTATATGCTTCGATGCACACGATGACGGCTACTATGTTACCGATGTTCTATACACCAAGCGACCGATGGAATACACGGAACCAGCGCAAGCCAATATGGTTAAGCGCAATCAGACAGACGTGTGTTTCGTTGAAAGTAACAACGGTGGCCGCTCTTATGCCCGCAATGTCGAGCGCATAACAAGGGAACACGGAAACAGAATCACCCAGTTCGTAACGTTCACGCAATCGAAGAACAAACAGATTAGAATCTTCACTCGCTCCAGCGAGGTAAACAATAAACTAGTCTTCCCCTCTAATTGGGAACAGTTGTGGCCGGAGTTCGCCCACGATATGAAATCCTACAGAAAGGAAGGATATAACGCCCACGATGATGCACCGGACGCTTGTACGGGCGTCATAGAGAAGTGCGAGGAGTGGCTTAACAATGCTACCGATGCACAGCTCAGACGTGGCGGTTTCTTGTAATTTTCTTTTTACTATGTCAACTAGGCGCTTGATCGCGAGAGTAGGCGCCTTAACTATTTGATTACCAGTGTATTGTAATTTAGTATTTTTAACTAAAATAATCATTAGTATATTTGCATATATCAGAAAATTTTCGTACCTTTGCATATAGATAAAGGTAGTACTTTTGACTATTCAGAGCCTATCTTACAAGTTGAACCAATTAAAATTATAAAGATTATGAAGAATTTAGTTTATGCTCGTTTCGAGAGAATGACAGTTATTGAAGTTTCAGAGCTTATGAGAAAAGCATCAGGAAAGATGGCAATCAAAGTAGCTTCAGTTGCTCCTACATTGTTCCGAGTTTCAGCATATGGCATCTTTGATGGAGATGCAGAGGACTGGGGCTTCGAGAGTGCAGATTGCGGAATGTTCCAGGGAGAAGAGGAGTTCGAGGCAACCAAGAAGTTGTACGAGACCACCATCGCTTAATATAGGAGGAGGAACTGCTATGAATGGTCTTTTCGAAACAAAGCTTCTTAAATACAAGAAGCACATCATCCAGGTTTTTGAGGATATGTTCGGTCAGAGATACGTCTATATCGATGGTCAGACACAGACTTATTCTATTAACAATGCAAAGAGAATGATTAGCCTATGTTGTCAACAGTAATATTCACGGATGGCGCCCATAAGAATGTGGAGCCATCCAATGGAACGGATTTCTCATTGGAGGAGTTGAGGGGATTTGTAGGTGGCCACATCGAGTTGGTCCGACTCAGCAAGTCGCAGGTAATGGTAGTTAATGAGGAAGGCAAGGTTTACGACCTTCCTCAGAACGAGAACGCCACGATGCTTGTGAATATTGCAGGTATCAGAGACGTAATAGTAGGTAATGTATTAGTTTGTGACATTAATAAAATCAAGTAATATGGATAAGAATGATTTGATGAAGTACCTCGTAGAAGAGGCAGAGTATAGTGAGAGTGAAGTAGCTGAAATGACTAACACGGAGTTGCTGGATCATTGGCTGGAGTACAACGGAATTTGCGGTTACACAGAGGACATCAAAGAAGTTATTGAGGCTGCTTTTGATGTAGATTTGGAGGACTAGCCATGTACAAAGAGAATATAGGAACTGACAGATATGGGCGCACGATGCGCCTATATCACTCCTGCAACACGGTCTATTGCGACCACGTCAAGAACGATAAGGTTGTCAGGACAAATCAGATTAAGGTAAATAACGACATCATCTTAATGTTCAGTGCTTCGCATACGAGCGGAGCCTACATTTACGATGAGATTCATAGAAGATACGGGAAATGGCTATGAAAAAGATTATCACCATTGAAGTAGAAAGCTCTAGTGTAGAGTGCTATAGTAGCTTCTATACGGACCTGGAGTCTTTCGTCACGCACAGAGTGAATGGTACTCCATTGAGAATTAAAATAACCTCAGATATTAAGTAGCGTATGAAACCAATGTTAGCAACAAGATATTATCCGTCACAGACGAAGTTTCCTTGCTTTACCCAGCCTAAGTATGACGGAGTTAGATGCGTCCTTCATGAAGGAGAAGGTGGTGAGGTTCACCTCACATCGAGAGGCGGTAAGGAATATGATGTTCCTCAGATTAAGGCTTGGGGAGAGAAACACCGCGGTATGCTTCCTTTGGATGGGGAGATATACAACCACCAGGAATTGACCTTCCAGCAGATATGTTCTGCCGTCAAGTGCCGTTCTGCTATGACTGACAAGCTACGTATGGTTATCTACGATGCACAGATTCCGGGAAGCTTTTCTGCCAGATGGAAAGTTCTGCAGGATGAGTTTGCTTCCATTGATTCAAACGGACCGGTGTACCTTACGCAGACTTTCGTTGCCCATTCAGAGAAGGACATCAAGCGATGGCACAAGATATTCGTTTCCACCGGTTACGAGGGTGCCATTATCAGAAATGCAGATGGAATCTATACCGAGGGCAGAAGCAATGACCTTATGAAGCTGAAATCGTTCGACACGACAGAGTTCAAGGTGGTCGATGTTTTGGAAGCGGAGGGCAATGATGCAGGTACCGCGATATTCAAACTGAAGTGTGGAGAGTACGAGTTCTGTGCCCGTCCGATAGGTTCAAGGTCACTCAGAGCTCAATACTTAGCCGACAAGGAAGAATTGATAGGTATGGCGGCGACTGTTCAGCATCAAGGGTATTCTGACGCTGGAGTGCCGAGATTCCCAGTATTGTTGAACATTAGGGATTACGAATAACGGCAGCATTAAATATTAACGAGTATTACGGCTGCTTCTCTTGCGAGGCTGCTGACGAGCACGGAAATGGTTGCAGGCACGGTCTGCTGTTCCCGGTACTGCTTGCGATGGGAAACAAGAGAAGCTGCCCAAACTATAAATTCAAGAAGAAATAACTATGGAGTTAGAGGTTAAGCTAAAAAGAAAGTATGAGTCTAAGACAGAAACTTTCGTCCTGATTAATTACAAAAGAGACTTGCGAAGATGTGTCAACATAACTTATCCAAGAGATTGGGATTGTGAAAAGCTTGATGTGTTCATTCAGAACTTTCACGACGTGAACGTTAGAAAGCCTTTATATATGTCGGAATGGAGTTCTTTGCTTATGAAAAACAGACTGGAGGAAATTAAGAAACTAGGCTATCGTGTTATTGCTATAAATCAGTTACATGGCTACATAGTAAGAAAGGATGGAAAGTTTCTATCCTATCAGCTTGCAAAATATACATCTGAGGGAGGAATAAGTCTCACATATCAATACGTGCCATCTCGAACACATGGAAGTGGTGCTATACAAGGTGGTGAGAGTGGCTATAATTTTGGATTCACCGAGTTTAGTAAAGAAATGCTGAACGATATGATGGACCACCCGAAGCTTTACGGTAAGGTCGAGCACTACAAAGATTTCAATGAGTACCGCCAGCTGAATGCAGGGCGAGAAAAGTCACTCAAAAAAATAATCTGATTTTTTTTGGTTCAACACAATAAAGTACCATATGATGCGTTATTAATCTGATAGACGGATTATTAACTAAAGCTTAGCTACCGGCATGACGGGCGCATCATATGGGAAATAGAAAATTTGTTCCACAGGTAGGAAACCATCTTGGAACTATCTCGAACATTTTAGCTGTTGTTTCATTTACAGCCATAATAGTTTCAATTATAACTTGGATAAACGCCTTGAATACTTCTGGCGGTTATGGATATGAAAGTTCAAGTATTAGTGGCGTACAGGCATTTGGCAACGTTATTGACTCATTGCTTTGCTTGGTAGGTTCTTTTGTTCTTAGAGGATTCTCGTTTATCGTGAAAGCAGCTGTACGCTATCTTGATGAGAAAGGTGAGTTTGATGAAAAGTAGAATGTAATTGTTATGTCATCAAAGCTTATAGTAGCTCAAAAGAACGTAAAGTATCTTTTTCAAGATAAAAAAGCGACGTTCTTGATTCCTGATTATCAGCGTCCGTATGCTTGGGGAGAAGACGAATGTAAGGTATTATGGGAAGACTTATTTTCCTTTTCATTCCCGAATAACAACTGCGACAGCTTCGATTCTTCAGAGAGTTACTTTCTCGGTCCTATAGTAACATTCCGCAATGACGAAGGGAAACTTGAAATCATTGACGGTCAGCAGCGTCTTACGACCTTGCTTCTCTTACTGCGAGCTTTCTACAATCGCCTGGAGCACATGAAAGACAATCGTTCAATCAAGATGCGAGAGGACATAGAAAAGTGCATTTGGAGAGCAAATGAGTTCGGAGAGTATGATCCAAACGACTTGAAGATAAATTCGGAGGTTGCAACTGATAACGACAAGGAAGAGTTTATGGATATACTCCGGAAAGGAACATCAGAAGGAAAAAGTCGGTATGCGACCAACTTCAGATACTTTCAAGACAAGATAGGAAAATTCATTGAAGAATACCCTTCTTTCTTTGCATTATATCCAGCTCGCATTCTCAATAACTGTGTGCTACTTCCAATAGAGGCAGAATCGCAAGATACTGCTCTTAGGATATTCTCGACGCTTAATGATAGAGGTAAGCCATTGTCTGACTCATACATCTTCAAGGCACAGCTCTATAAGTTCTACTCATCCATCAGAAAGAAGGAAGAGTTTATCACTACATGGAAAGAGCTTGACGAACTCGTTACCAAAATATTCCACCCATATCGTGGAACACCTTTGGATGAGTTGTTTACACGCTATATGTACTACGAGAGGGCATTGCTGACTAATCGTAGTTCTATGACAGAAGGACTTCGTAAGTTCTATGAGAAAGATGGATATGTCCTACTTCGACGAGAGCAGACTTTAGAGAATCTTGTCTTGCTAGCCGACTTCTGGAAAGATGTATATTCTCAGAACGAAGACCGTTTTTCCGTGGATGTACTAAAGCGCTTGTTTGTATTGAATTATGCGCCTAACAGCTTATGGACTTATATTGTATCGGTATATTTCATGCACTATAAGAATACTGAGAATATGCTAGACAACGAGAAGTTCTATCTGTTCTTGAATCGTTTGATAGGCTTTATCTGGGCATACGCTATCAGCAACCCAGGAATAACAGCCTTGCGAGCACCAGTATTCAATGAGATGGTGAATATCATAGAGAACAAAGAGATAGCTTTCGAGAACTATCTATTCCAAGAGGAATTGTTCCGTTCGCAATTCAACAACTTCAGTTTTTCAAACACTCGTGCGATTACGAAGTCGATGATTGTGTGGTGGGCATTCACTTTCGATAGCCAGGAATTGCTTCCTCTTGACGCAACATATGATATTGAGCACATCTTCCCAAGGAACAGACAAGTCAAGGAAGGTGGATTGTCGAATGACGAGGTTCTTGAAATGTTGGGAAACAAATCGGTATTGGAGCGAAGAGTTAATATTCGGGCATCCGATTACAGATTTGCTGACAAGATTAAGTATTATAATGGTGAGTTCAAATCCACAGGCGAGAGGATTGGAACTAAGATACACGAATTACGAATGCTGTCACAGACGTTGACAGATTTTACAGAAACGGATATTAGAGAGCGCACGTCAAGAATGCTTGATAAGTTTATCGTTTATCTCAAATCTAACTCTCTGATTTCCAACAGACAGAACTTGTAATTCAAACCTGGGATTTAATCTTAGTCTTCGAGACTTACAAGGTATCAAATAAACCAGCGAGGGCTTGAATCAATTAAATTTCGAAAAAGATTTGGATTTTCCAAAATAAAATATTACCTTTGCAGCGGTAAAGGAGAAAGATATAAAGGATTGGGTGAGCCGTTCACACGTCGGCCTTCGGGCGCAGACTTCGGAAGGACCCCAATCCTCTTTTTTATTTCAATAACCTCATCGTGTATAAGATTTCGCCATCGGTGAGTTTTGTCTTAAACTCGATTTTCTTTCCATTATATTCAGCTTGATAGACATTGAAGAAGCAATCGTGGTGTTTGCCTTGCTCTTTTCTAACGAACTTTCCGTTAGGAAGCCAATCCTTTATGTTCAAGGCAACTTGTATCGTATCGGGCAGATGAGAGTTATTGATATTCATAGAATATGTCTCCGTAAGGAACTTCTTATTCATGATTATTTCTTTCTCACCCAAGAACAAATAAAGCCTCCTTGCCGTCTCTTTCTTGTTTATCTGAACTTCTTTCAGATTCTCTGTTGCCCATTCGTTGATTGACTTTGTGAGTTGAGCTTTTGTCTCATTCGATACTGATGGAATGCGAACAGTCTTCTTTTTCTGTGTTTTCTCAACCTTGGCATATTGAGTGATATAGGATGATTGCTTTACCTTGTCTTTATTGTCATTCACCCAATTTGTGAAGTTCTTAGGCATAGCATTTCTTGGTTGTTTACCGCTCCAATACTCCTTTTCACTCATTATTACCGGGATGGCATAGCACATACAATTCACGTGCCAACCAACCCAAGGAAAATAACTCGGATAGACACCTGCAAGCAAATCACACATATCGTGCTTATGACTTGGGTTGTTGGTTGTCTTTATCTCCTTGCCTTTAATGTAGTCCATCCTAGCCCATCTTTCCTGCTCGGCAGAACGGTAGGCCATGTTTATCTCGTTACGTGCCAGGCGCACGCTTCTGTACTCGCAGTTCTGAATGGTTATGGCTTTGCCGTATTTCTTCTTATAGGCTTTGGCAAGTGACGGATAATCATTAAGGTACTTGCTGACCTTCTTGCTGAGTTTAACAGCACTCATACCCTTCTCTATTCCGACAGACAGAGATTTCTCCAGAGCCTCCTTTACATCAGCTCTCTGGTTCCATATTCTTTCTGAAAGACCTAGACCTTTAATCTTTCTCTCCATGAAAGCCTTCTTTGCCGCGTTGTTGTGCTCAAAGTAAGCTTTCTGCTTTGCGTCCGCTATCTTCCTAGTAAAGGTGCCGATTACCCTTTTGGCAAGTAGGTCCTGCAGGGTGTTACTATTCTTCCATTCGTCCGATATGCCATTATAGACCAATGCCTGCATATTGTTTGAATAGTAATCCAACAAGGCGTTCACCTTCTTTTCTGTTCTAGGGTAATCATCAAAAGAGAACTCGCCATCCCCATCGAAGTCGGTGGAGGTGGCGATTTTAGCGGACTCCTTGGCAAGAGTCTCATAGATGGAAATGATTTTCCTGGTATAAGCGTTCAGTCTCTTGCCAAGGTCTTTATATGCCTTTTTCTGATTAGGCAGTTTTGGCTTTTTCATACAATTTCATTTTAAAGTGTTTGCAGCAATCCCAGTTAAGAAGAACGCTCCATTCTTGATATGGGCATTTGGCTAGGATAGGCTGACCTTTAATACTCATACTATGGAAGTCAGTAGCATGAGCACATTCACGGCAGAAGTGCCGTTTCTCTTCTTCCTTCTTCTTTCTCATAGCTATTCCTCCGAGAATAAGTTAGGCATAGAAGCTGCTGTTCTTGTGGCCTCTACTTCCTCTTCTCCTTGAATATCGTTGAAAGTCTTGTCAGGATCATCGGAAAGACCGGCACGCTGGATAGATTCCTTCTGGCTGACAAGAGGTTTATTGCCGTTAGCCTTAAGCCACTTATCAATCTGAGTATTCTCATCCTCCTGGATGAATGGAGTGATGATGTGCTCTACAGTAATCTCATCCATTCTAGCTGCCCACTTCGTGTTCATCTTGGAAAGGAACGCCTTTATGACGTTGGCCTCTCTCTCGAAGCCTTCAATCCAGGCGCCAGTCTCCTCTCCTATCTTAAGATGGGCATCCATGAGGAGTGTCTTTCTCGAATCGTAGCCAATATTGCCAAGGCTCTTCATGTTCTCGAAACTGATGTCCGGCACCTGAGACTGCATGAAGAAAAGCTTGACGAGAGTGTCAACGTGATACTTAAGAGCCTCGATAGCCTGCTGCCAAGACACGTAGCTAACATCGCCGTCTTCGCTGACTCTATACACCCTCTTGCTCTCTCCCTTTCGCTCCATTCCAACGATGGCACCGGCAATCTTCAAGACAGGAGCGGAATTGTATGCCACAACATCGCTGTTTCGGGAAATGGTGTACTCGATATTCTCACGGATAGGTTTCAATCCTTCCCAGCATGGCTTGTGCCGGTACCAGAACACGGCTGGAATCTTGTCGATAGAAATCTCATTATCATCCACCAAATTCCATCCGGACTCTTCGTCGTCTGAAGACAGGTCCCACTTATAATGATGGTCTGCAGTATAGGTCTCGAAGAAGGTGTGCTCTGTGTCAGTAACCTTACGCTTATACTCGAATGACAGAGCAAGCAAGTCGTCATACTCATCAAAGTAAGGATAGATGTCAACTCCGTCCATTGGAGAGAATGTCTTGCATTTCAGTTTGTACTGACTGTCGAACCCGTAGAGCTTGTTAGGCTTCTTCTGCGTGTACCAAAGTGTGAACATCTGACAAGAGGCGTAATAGCACTTTGCTCTGTGCATGTTCACGGCATCAATGTGTGCACAGGTGTAGATTTTCTCGATTGCACGCACAATCGTCTTCAGTTCCTCGTCAGCCTGATCATACGTATATACACGCTTGACCGGTATAGCCATTGTGAACTCAGAGATTCTTCGTGTAAGAAGCTTCTCCAATCCGATAGGCAATCTAGCTGCCTTTTCTACAATTCCGTCATCAAGCGTTCTGTCCTGTCTGCCTACGTGGTCGTTTACGATTTCATGGAGCATAGGCTCATACTCAGATAACAGGGTACTCCAAAGTGGAATATCCAACACGCGTTGTTTCAGCTCTCCTATGATGCTGTCAACGTCATTTCTTTTAAAAAGTTCATTAAAATCTATCATAATCTTCGAAGTTTTGATTTGGCAAAATTACGGATATATTCGCATACATTTAATGGTTTTAGTATTTTTAACTAAAATAACCGTTGGTAAATTTGTATATATCAGAAAATTTTCGTACCTTTGCATATAGATAAAAGGTAGTACTTTTGACTATTCAGAGCCTACCTTGCAAGTTGAACCAATTAAAATTATAAAGATTATGAATAATTCAGTCGAGACAAAGAAGGAAGAGGTTAGAAAGAACATTAAGAATATGTTCGAGTCAGCCACAAAGAAAATCAGAGACATTATTTCTGTTTGTCCTGATTGGGAGGTAGAGGGTATTGACGTAGGCTACAAGTCACTTATCGCTCATTTGAATTTGAAAGGAGTAGGAAGAGACATGATGGTGATTCGCTACCAAGCAAAGGTAGGTAACTTCCAGGAAGAGTCATTTAACACCAATGTAGCAAGCTTCGGCAGCTTTGATCTTCTGGAAACAAACGAAAACCTTAAGTACTACACTGCGGTTGGCGACATCCTCAATCATAAAGACATGCTTTCGCTTTTGAAAGAGACAATGGCTTTCTTTGCAAATAAAATTGCAGAGCTACGTAAGGAGTACGATAAGTTAGATAAGGAGGATTAGTTATGACAAAGCAAGAAGAAATCGATATTCTACAGTCCTTGAAGGGCGATACCTATTTCGCTCAGTTCTTCGGTAGCAAGGACATTGACCAGATGTGTCAGAACATCAATAACGACTTCGCCATTGAGGGCGGATGCGGATTTAGTCAGAAAGCAGAAGCTTTAGAGCGAATTAACGCAGACATCAAAAAGGAATTCCAGCAGAAAATCCATGATTTGGGAATGGAGCTTATCAAGGTTCTAGACAATAAGGATGCCATCTACCAGTTGGTTGAAGGCGAGGTCGGAATTGATGCTATCATCAAGTTCAAGCGTAAGAACAATCTGGATATTACAGATAAGGAGTTAGATTATATGATATCAAAACTTCCATGATTATGAAGCATATATGTGGTAATTGTATAGCTTCCGAGATATGCTATAGTGAAGGCAAGAAGCCTAATGACACTTGCCTTCATTGGGAATGGAGATATGCAGGTTTATGGTTTGACAATTAAAAGTAAGACAATGGGAAAAGAGAAAGTTACAGTAAACGATTTGAAGGTTACACTCTCAGAGATTGGTGTAACATCAGGCTTGAAGCAGGAAAAGATTATCCAACGCCTGCAGGTCAATGGCTGCTTGATTGCAATGGTAACAGATGTGTTGGATCAGCTCATCAAGGATGAACAGGACATGTTTAGGCTGTTAAGCGTTCAGTACAAGCAAGAGCAGAAGATGCACTACACTCAGATGCAGGATGCAGCCAAAAAGTACTACTACCATCTGAAACCCTTTAATAAGAGTTTCTTCGGTGACGAGAAGATTTGCGCCAACCTGGAGGATAACGCAAATGACATCTATGAAATCATCAAGCTTCTTGCGGACCACACTAACGACCACAAGGATATGGAAGTGATTAAGAGAAACCTCAGAAAGAGAAAGTTGAACCATCATATTTTCGATTAAGATTATGGAGAGGTCTATGTTATTTGAGAAAATTACTCGCAGATGTCTGCTTACCTTGGATGGGGGGCAAAGATTCAAGCAGTCCTCACTATGCCGAAGCCGACAAAGCCCATCTTCCCCGAGGAAATGGAGCGTCATATAATGGATGAGTTTAATAAATCGCAGCCAAATGCGGTTCATAAGGTTATCAAGTGTCACATAATGAGAAATTAGATATGGGAACAAAAGTAGAAGTAAAGACTATTCCTTTGCATGGATTATTTATCCATCGCAAGCAGGTTTGGCGGTCACTCGGTAAGCTGAGAGCTGAAAGCCATTCTACATCAGCGCAAAAGGTGTTTATGAACGAGCATGATACCGAGGTATCAACTGAGAATGCTGATTTCATTGATGGCTTGAAAGTCACTCCTTATGATGGTGAGCTGCCAAAAATATCAAAATACGTTGGTAGTATGAGTTACTACCAGTATTGTTTAACGCAAAAATTGGTTTAGTTATGGAAGAAAAGATTAATATAGCGAAAATCCTAAAGGATAAGCCAGTAAATACAAAGTTGTATTCGCCTTTGTATGGTGATGTATATTTTTTATATATAGGTGTAAGAAATAATATATGTGTACTGCATCATCGTTTCATATTAAGTGATTTTTTCTATAATGGTAGATATACAGCTTATAAAGAATCAGAAATAATGCTATTTCCATCAAAGGATATGCGAGACTGGTCTAAGTTCGCATGGAAGAGGGGCGATGTACTTATCAGTGATTGTGGATCTATGTGCATTTTCAAAGAATGGGCATCTGTTGACTATACAAAGTTCAACGGATGTTATTTTGATGGCATGCCAAATACAGAAACGGCTAAGTATAGCAAGGTGGATAACAATATTGCCTATGGTTATATCAGAGATATTGAGAATAGATGTGGCGGTAAGTTAAACCTTGAAACTTTGGAGATTGAAAAGCAGACTAAGTTCAAGGATGGGGACATTGTTTGTATCTCTGGTATGGGGTATCTTGCTTATGGTATAGTCAAAAACATAGACAATTCATCTAAGAAGCTGGAATACTATGTGTTAAATGATATGAGCACCTTGAAACTTGAAGATTGGTTGTCATTTGAAGACAAGCATATACAGCCTATCACAGAGACTCAACAAATAATTCTCTTTGATGCTCTAAAAAAGTATGGAAAGGCTTGGGATGATAAGAAGAAAGCTATTGTGGACTTGAAGACTAAGTGCAAGTTTAAGCCATTTGATAAGGTACTTTCAAGAAGATGTTCTGAAGATTATTGGGTATTAAACTTCTATTCACATAAGACAGATTATTATCATATATGTATTGATGGAAGTTCAAACTTGTATTGCATCCCTTACAACGAAGAGACAGCACATCTACTAGGAACGACTGATGAGTGGAAAGGAGGTGAGCAATGAAGACTTTTATTTTTGATGTTATGCTCAACGGAAGATTTGTCTGCACGTTAAAGTATAAATATTGTGCGCTCTTCCCGATAGATTTTGAAGATTTAGAAAAGTTCGTCCTCCAAAAGAGACCTACTTTGAAAGGCAAGGATTTTAGAATAGCGTTTTGATTATGGAAGAACTTAAAGTTGGAGAAAAAGTAACACTTGAAGCTGGCAGACATCATTAATATCGGTGTCGAGTGGCTGAAAGATATTACCTCACCATCAAAGGTTAAGACGGATGGAGCATTGAACGACAACGGAGATAGAAGAAAACAGATTGGCTCATCGGGCGACTCTGCTCAGATTGATAGCACTGGAGAAGATTCCGTTATCATGTGTGCTGGCAATAGTTCAAGAGCAAAAGCAAAGGTAGGCTCATGGATAACGCTGGCAGAATGGAAATGGAGCGATGAAAAGAAACGTGATGTTCCAGTATGTGTTAAGACTGAGTACGTTGATGGAGAGAATATCAAGGCTGATACTTTGTATCAACTTGAAAACGGAAAGTTTGTTGAAGTTAATGAGTAACAAACCACCCTCTCCATGTGACAGGTGGAGAGGGTAAAAAGAAGAGAATATGAGATTATTAACGAAGAAAAAGCAAAACGAAGTATTGAAAAGAATACTGGCAAACGCTATTATTGCTCGGGATGCTGTAATGAAGTTTAATGATATAGACAAGAAATCGGATGCTTGTTATCATATATCAAACAACTTGACTGAAGCTGCTTATGCAATTGGTGGAAAAGATGCTCTGATTGCTGTTGGAGAAGCATTTGTTAATTATATCAGTAAGGAGGATAAGTAATGAGCAAAATGAATGTTAAGGAGTCTCTTTTAGAAGTTGTTAAAAGCAATAACTTAGAGATAATAAAAATTGATTTATTCAACGATTTTGAGTTGTTCGTAAGGAAAGGTACTAGGGAACGTAATGAGTATTGCAAGACTTATGCAACATTAGACGATTTGGATTTTGATATAGAGGCTTTCTTGCTTAATGATGAAGTACGTGGAATTGTATACTGCCAAGATAAAGACACAAAAGAACCAGTGTGGATTGAACCTTGGAGTGACGAATGCTGTTCTTGGTGGCAGGTTAGTAGAGTTCCAAAGTTCTATAAAGATAAATCTTTAGTAAGAAAAGTAATTTGTTAATCAAGAAATTAGATGATTGATTATGGACAGAAATCAAGCTAAAGAATTTTATCCTTTCTTGCAAGCTTTTGCTAAAGGAGAGGCAATTGAGTGTAGGACAAAGCCGAGTGCCGTAAAAGGTACAAGTGTTCCGAATGATTGGACGGAAATGAAAGAGATTGAGTTTTGGAATAATACAGAGTATCGCATCAAGCCAGAACCAAAGTACCGTCCATTCAAGGATGCAAAAGAGTGCTGGCAAGAAATGCAAAAGCATCAGCCATTTGGGTGGGTGAAATATGCAGATGAATATATTTCTATATCAGCAATAGACTCAAACAATGATTATGAAACCGATTTTGATGATTATACTTTTGCCGATGGCACTCCATTTGGCGTAAAAGTGGAGGAGGAATAAGTTATGGCATGGGTAGCAACTAATGCAAATGGTTTAGAATTTCTTTTTAGAGAGAAACCATACAGAAGTGGATATGGAGAATATGGATATTGGAATCCTACTTATTCTGGTATCGGTGGTTGTATTCTTATACCTCATGGTAGCATCAAGAAACTCATCGGAAGAGAATTATCTTGGGATGATGAACCGGTAAAATTGAAATAAAAAAGGAGGTGTCTCCAGTGAGCACCTCCCCGAAAGAGTTAAAACGTAAGCTTACGATTTACTTGTTGATAAAGAAGTGGAATGGTTTACCATGAGCGTACTCAATAGTACCATCCTTTCTGCGGCGAGACCAACAGAAAACTTCAGTACCACTCTCTTTCTTTTGCAAATTAGAAAACATATGAGGCAACAACCTCCTTTCTTGCATTATACCCAAAAGCGGAATTGCTTTGAGCACCTTGCATGGAGCCGCCATACAAAGAAAAACCCCAGCACTGGACTGGGGAAAATGTCTTTCGAGCGGAGGGCTAGGAGACTTTTATTGTTGGCGATTTTGCCAGGAGGTTGTTTACCTCGTTTCTAATTTGCGCTGCAAAGGTAGTGATTATTTTAATAACAATAACAATAACAAAGTTAATAAAGTAAAAACAACAGTCTATTTAGACTTTATATAAACATATAAATATGAAAATAGAAAATATCAAGTTCAAGGCTAAACGTCTTGATGGTAAAGGATTGGTTTGTGGATATTTCTACGAAGAGAATGATAATACATACATCATTGAGAATCGTCAGAAAGAAAGCAAGTTAAACAGAAATCCCACTTATCAGGTTGACCCTTCTACCGTCTGCCAGTTCACAGGGTTGAAAGATAGTGAGGGAAAGGAGATTTGGGAAGGTGATATAGTGCATGACAGTTATGACCTTTTGTGTATAGACAATCTCTATGAGGTAGTTTATATTGAAGAAGAAGGAGCGTTTGCCTTCAAGAGTTTAGATAGAGTTGACAATTACGAGCCATTTGTTAATTTATTAGAAGCTTATGTTGTTGGCAATAAATTCGATAAGGAGGACTAACGTATGAAGAGTAAGATTTTAGACTTAGCCAAGTCATACGGTTTGCTCTTTTTGATTTTCATAATAGGGGTAATTGGTTTTAGGATTTCTTTCAGCTTAGGAACTCCACACGAAAAAGAAGAGTTTAATATAAAAATATTCACCAAGAAAGGGCATGACTATCTGATAGTAGACACGAAACATGGAGTTTGTGTAATTCACGCTGAGAGCTGCCCTTGTAATAAAAAGAAGTAGCATATGAAGAAACAAATAGTCTTAGACGAACAAGATATTGAAGAGTTCCACGAGGATGCAGAGCATCTACATTGGATATACGAAAGAATGGTGCGCAAGTATGATGAAAATCCAAAATTTGATTACATGCACCGCTTTGCCAAGATATTCAATAAATTAAAGCAATTATAGCGTATGAAGATTAGACAAGCCAAGAAGATAATGAAGCGTTGCTACGGAAGTCCTCACTATTTAAGGATGGTATTGGATGGATTGGACGTAGTGAAAAAGCTCACAAAGATAAAGCAATACTGGGAGCCTAGATGGGCTTTGTATTATGCTAGCAAAGGTGGTGGTTATGGAAGAGCTGACCATCGTATCGTAAAGGCTGAAAAGATTACTGCAAGATATTCTCGCAATCTGATGAATAACCTTACCAGATTGGCAGGCAAAACTCCTTTCGAGATTGGAGATATAATGAGTAATGCTAATAAGATAAAAAGTTGTGGTGTATGAAATATACAGAAGGTTATCCACCAAAACCTCTTCTAGGTAAGGCTGGCGAGTTCGTTGATATTCTAAGCAGAGTCCCTGCCGACACGGATATTATACTTAATTTTGATACCTATTTTTCTAGGCATATCAACCCTAGTGTATTGAAATTTTCGTTTAGTGGCTATCATCCGCTTGAACATATCATTCGTTTCAAAGATGATGGAACGTTAGAGAATACCTTGGAAGTTAATATTCGTGCAGAATGGAATAGAGACAAGAACGTGGCAGAAGGTGAGATTTTTTACTGCCCTATTCAGTTCACTAAAAGGCATCTTGTTTAAATACGGGCAATATGATGCACGTAAGTTGCCTAAGGGTGCGTCTATAGCAAAAACCGCTGCCAACAATCCGTGTGCGTTCCTTGGTATGCTTAATGACTTTCAAAAGATGTATAAAAACAAGAAAGAAACTAAAAGTATGTAATGAAGTAATATTTAAAATAAAAGAGATATGAAGTTAGCAAAATCAATCAGATTGTCGGAAGACAACATTCAGGAGATTATGGACTGCCCCGTGGTCTATAGAATCTCAAAGTTAGAACTAGAGCCAGAGCAACAAGAAGTAGTCGGCTCGAATTTGAGAATGCAAGAAAAACCAACCATTCGTATCTTCGTTCAAGGTTTCAAACATCCTTGTGGGTTGAATGGATACCTTGTAGAAGATACAAATGGTTATTGGCGACATGTAAGTGATGAAGAGTTCAACGATACCGATAAAGAATTATCAGCATTAGGCATTCAACGCTTATCACCAGAGCAAGAAAGAGAGCTTGATAATATCTTTTGGAAGATAGTCGATGATGTTCTAAACTCTGACCTTATCACTCATTTGTGCAAGCATAGTGATGAATTTTGTAAAATTCGGAATAAGTTCTTGGCACTTCACACGTGCCGCTAGACGCAAAAGCTCTTCCATTTGTCTGTCTTTGAAATTTGCCTTTTTAGGTTCTACAAAGATTTCAAGCAATGATTGTATTATAGCTTCGCAAAACTTATAATCACCAATAATTGATAGATGGTATATTTCAGATAGTCGATAATAGATGAGATTATAGTCGTCACCATTCGGTTTATTCCCTACAAGATAGCGATAATAAACATCACTTACTGCATGACAAGACATAGCAGCTGTTCTTTGTATCTGAATATAGGAACTTGTTTTCAAGTCTTCTTGTTCTTTTCTTAGCCCCTTTAAGTCAACAAGGCAATAGATATTCCATCCGATTAGGATAGTTACAATGAGAGACTGAATGCCAACGAGTAAGCCGAGATAGTCGAAATCTAACTCTTGGCTACGAGGAACAGAAAGACAGAGTGCGATGATGCTAATGATCAACGACACAGAGCAAGCTACAACAATAGCTACATTTGTTTTTGGTTTCATATTGATAAATATTAAAATTAGACACTGCAAAAGTAGTAAAAATATTCGGAAGGCGAGTCACCTTTTGGTAAATATTGAATTAGACACTTGATTTTACAGGTGGCGAGCCTTCCTTTAAAGATTTGAATTATGGAAAAGAAAATATTGACCCTCACCGTCAGTAAGCAATGGTTCGATGGAATCGTATCAGGTGAGAAGACAGAAGAGTATCGAGAGATAAAGCCGTATTGGGCGCATCGCCTAATTGAAGGTCATAACCAAGGCATGTGGGTTAGCGGCGAATCTTATTTCAAACCTTACACCCACGTCCTCTTCATCAACGGCTACCGCAAGGATAGTCCACGAATTGAGAAGGAGATTGAGAGTATCACCATCGGTAAGCCAAAGAAAGGCTTATGCCCCGACAAATGGCTTGATACAGAGTTTTTTATCATTAAATTCAAGTGATATGAATTACATACAATGTGATGAATGTAAATATAGATTAGTCTGTAACGGAGAGCCACTTACTAGTGGAAGTACAGGAAGTTGCGACCATCATGTTATCAGCAATACTCCTATATTTCCAAAGATTAAAACACCACCAGATGAAAGATACGCTGACATTTGGAATTGGTAAATATTCATAAATTAAGTTTAAGGGATATGTTTATTCTAACGGAACAAGAAATACTAGATGCCATCAAGAATTGTCATGATGCAGATTTTAGGATGGCTCTTATTCGTATGTTGATACCTCCTGCGCCTATAGTTAAACATCGGCATTGTTGTCCAGAATGTAATGGAGAAGGAAACAAGACGTGCGGTATTTGTCATGGGATGGGTGTTGTATACTTAGATTGGTAAAAAAATTAAATAGAAATGATATGGTAGCAATTAAAGTATCTTCCGAGAGCATTCAAGAATTATGGGAATGCCAGGACGTTTCAGAGTTAGTAAAGACTATCAGCGGAGACCGCACGAAGCAGACGTTGATAGTTAGGTTGAAAAATCGAGAGTTCTATGTTCCTGATGGATTCTATCTCGTGAAAGACGAGAATGATCAATGGAGCACACTCAGCCCATCACTGTACGAACTTATAAAAGACAAGGTTCATGGCGAGAAGTGAGGAGGATATCCGGGAATGCCATAGAAGGTACTACCAGGAGCATAAGGAACATTTATTGGCAAGAATGGAAGTCTATCGTAAAGAGAACGCTGAAAGGATTGCTGCAAACAGAAGATATAACAGAAAGAGAAAGAAAGCCTTGGGCGGCTTAATGAACCCAGATATAAAATAATGAGTAGAGGAAAACATTTTAGTGCAGAAGAGATTGAGTTCATCAAGGTTAACGCTTTGGTGATGACGACAACGGAGATTGCAAAACAGCTCAATCGTAATTATTGGGCCATCCATCGAAAGATGAAGGAAATGGGTATCAGCAAGAGCCACGTGTTTACTGCTGACGAGGATTTCATCATTCGCAGAATGTATGGCAAGTACCCGGTAAAAGCCATTGCTACCAAGATTGGAGTGGATGAGAACGCTATTTACAACCGTTGCAAGAAGCTTAAGCTAACGAAAGGAGGTGCGCAATGATTGTTATAGTTACCGCTATGGATAAGGAATACGACCTTATCAGAGAATGGCTTATGAAGTCGGATATGCAAAACACGGTGTTGTTTAAGACGGGAATAGGAAAGGTAAATGCTGCTATCGGTTTAACCGATTTTCTCTCTTCTGTCGCAAATGACGTTGTTACAAGAGTTATATCGGTAGGATGTGCCGGTGCTGCCATTGCTGGTTTAAAGCCTGGTAATGTCGTAATTGGTAATTCGTACTGTTACCACGATGTATATTGCGGCGAACCGAATGCCAACGGGCAAGTTCAAGGTATGCCGGCAGTCTTTCCTTCTGATTCCTCCTGGATTGATATGGATGAAAGATTCCGATTAGGAACCATAGCTACGGGAGATAAGTTTGTCACTACGAGAGAGCAGGTATTGGCAATTAAGGAGTTTCTTCCTAATTCTTATAACGTATGTGCTATTGACATGGAGTCTGCTGCCCTCGCGCAGGTATGCTACAAGAAGGGTATTGGTTTTACGTCCATCCGAGTTATTAGCGATAATCCTCTGGAGCCGAACCAGACCGAACAGTATGCAGGTTTTTGGGATAGTCTTGCCGAAAAGGCATTTAGTGTTGTTTGTAAATTATTAGAGAATGATACCAAGTTTTAAAGTTGATCATACGAAACTGGAGCCAGGTCTTTATGTTTCGAGAGTAGATAAATGGGGCATGGAGACTGCTACCACATTCGATATTCGCGTGTGCAAGCCAAACAAAGATATGATGTCACCTGCTGCCGCGCACACAATAGAGCATTTGATGGCGGACTACCTACGCAATGATAGTCCTCTTAGCAATTCCGTTCTGTATTTTGGACCGATGGGTTGTCTTACAGGTTTCTATCTTATCCTTAAAGGTACGTGGACTTCAAAGCTCATAAAGGAAATGATAGTAGAAGCCTTCAAGGCTTGTTCGCTATCAAAGACGATTCCAGGTGCATCGGAAGTAGAATGCGGTAATTACAAGTTCAACGACTTAAAAGGAGCAAAAGAGCTATGTGATATGTTCTCCGTATATCTATCCACAGCTGGACCGGATAAGCTCAATTATCCAGATTAATATTTATATGTAACCATAAAGTGTTTAATCATTAAGTATATTTCCTTGCAATATATTTGGTGATTAAATACTTTTTTTATAATTTTGCAGCATTACTTATTGCTATCGCTTCGTACTGGGATATTTCTTGAATTTTATTGTTCAATTAAATATTTTGTTAGAATGAAAAAAAGAACGAAGCAAGTTTTAGTTATTCTGAAACCCAAATCAAAGGCGTTGGGGTTCAGTAGAGAGGAGTTAGAGGGTATTGCTGCCGATGTTGCCAATAACTTAGAACTCGATGAAGAAGCCTCAGACGAGGATGTAAACGCAGAGATTGAAAAGCAGGTCAATGCGGTTCTTCCTTATCTTAAGATTGCGCAAAAGACCGCGCAGCGTACTATCCAGAGCTTTAAGGATAGTCAAGACTTGGATGACGACGAGGTCGATGACGATGATGATGACCCTGCCGGCAACAAGAAACCAATCCGCAAACAGAAGAAAGAGAAAGATGAGCAGGTTCCAGCATGGGCACAGGCACTCATTACCCAAAACAAAGCCCTGCAGGCCGAAATCCTCGGTTTGAAGTCAGAGCGTGAGAATGATGGCCGCCGTTCTAAGCTGAAGGCACTCCTTAAGGAAAAAGGTACGTTCGGAAAGACTGTCTTGAAGAATTTCGACAAGATGAAGTTCGAGAACGAATCTGAGTTCGACGATTTCTATGATGGTGTTGTGGAGGACTTGGCAGCTATCGATCAAGAGCGTGCTAACGAAGGTCTCGGAAAGCTTGGTGCTCCTGCGGCTCAGAGAAAGCCTAAGAAGGAAGAGGTTGAGGTTATCAATGGCGATGAGATTGATGAGCTTGCCGCAACTATGTAATCTTTAAATTTTAAAAGTTATGTATGGCGTAAGCAAGACAAAAACGTTTGATTCAGGCAAGGAGTCTGTAATCATCAGAAATTACGTGAATGGCATCATGGGTGGTGTCATTCTTGACATGACAGGTTTCTCTGGAGAGTTCATCCAGTGCGGACACATTATCATTCGTGATACCAAGTCTGGCGAGTACAAGCCTATGCCGGTAACAGGTGAGGCTTATGCTTCATTGCCGGAAGGTCACGAGTATGTTGGCATCTGTATGACAACAGCTCCGGTAGATACCCCTCATGTAGGTGTTATGACGGCAGGTGAGGCTAATGATAAGGCTGTCCCTTATCCTGTCGATACGATCAAGGCAGCTTTGAAAACAGCCGTTCCTACTCTTCAGTGGGGACACGATGCAATCGGTTAAGGAGGTGATTTATGCAACAGAGTTCTTTATTTCTTAAGTATATCTTGAGTTTCTTCCCAATCCTGAAGACATTGATTGAGAAGATTAACGGTAAGCGCAAGAACGAGATGACGTATCTACACAAAGATACATCCATCCTCCGCCGCGTTTATTCTACCGACAACAAATGGGAAGCCGACACAGTTGATACCTCTTACGTAGCTGCTGACTACGTGGCAGTGGATTCTCCTGTTCCTTTGAAGTCTCGTGACAAGATTTCAACCGCCAACGGCAAACTGCCAAAAGTCGGTATGAAGAAATTCTTGAAGGAGTCAGATATCCTCGCTCTCAGACTCATGGAAGCACAGGGCGGTCAGACAGCAGAGATTCGCCGTAAGTTGGCGCAGGACCCGGTAGCTTGTAATGTCGGTGTTGATGAGCGTAATGAGTACGCCCTTCTGTATGGTCTTTCTAACGGCTACGTAGCTGTTCGTGACGACGATAATCCAAAGGAGTTGCTCCGTATCAAGTATCAGTACTTGCCAGAAAATCAGCTCGGCATCAACAACGTTGATAATGGTGTTACAGTTGCAGACTTGAAGGAATGTATCGAGCGAGCATCGAATGATGGCAACACCATCTTGATCTTCTGGATTGGTAAGGCTAAGTTTGACGAACTGAAGAAGGCACAAGACGCTCGCGAGCTTGTTGCCAACTATAAGGGTCAGACTTATGACTCCAACACAAAGCTGCCAGTTCCTACTGCCAGCGTATTCCAGGAGGCATTCTTGGACGAGACCGGTGTATCATTCCGCATCATCAACCGTACTGTCCGCTTGGAGCATGATGGTGCGAAGAAGAGCGTTAAGCCTTGGAACAACGATATGATTATCGGTGTCTGCTCACAGATGATTGGTGCCCTCGTTTACGGTCAGGTAGCAGAGGCAACCAACAGAGTGGCAGGTGTAACCTATCAGCAGATTGATTACAAGCTTATCTCTCAGTATTCAACAACTGATCCATTGCGTGAGACAACTGCGGTGCAGGCATACTGCTTGCCTGTCATCGAGGACGTTGATACAATCTATCAGATTAATACTAAGCTGGCTGACCCAGACGTTTCGGTTGATACCGAAAAGGAGAAAACAGATACAGAGGACGCTAAGGTAACAATCTCTGATGTGACCTACAAGAAGCCGGAGGCTATCACAACTCTCAACGCTCTTGGTGCCACCCTTTCTAGTGACGCCAGCGACAAGGAGGTTATTGATGCCTACAATGAGCTGCCTCCTACAAAGAAGAAGGAGTTCAAGGATAACGCAGCTAAAGCTGAGGAGTAATCATGAAGACGGTCGGACAAGCTTTGGTGGATGAGGTACACATCCCTATCCCCTATGGTTTCGTGGAAAACGCTTGCATAAAGCGTGACCTCGATATCGAATCAGAGTTCACTGGTGACGTTGCCAGAAGTGACGCCTACAAAGGAACGCTTGCCGACTGTCTGCTTTCTCTCATACAAGCCGTTAGCTTCTCCGAAGCGGACAAATCAATAGGTTCCCTCTCGGAAGACCAGCGAAAGGCTATATTAGTTCAAGTCAATCGTTTATATAACTCTATCGGCGAAGAGGAGGTTTCACTTACTCCGAAGCCGACAGTTTACATTAATTGCTGATGAGTCTATTGAGTTTTCATGCCTCAAAGCTATACCGGCAGCAGAAGGTAGCTGGCTATACAGATGATGATGGAAATTATCACCAGGGCAAGACCGAGTGGAAGTTCTGCTGCACTTGTGATGTAGTTCCTGCTGGCGAGGCCAACAAGTTAGTTACATCTGACGGTTCTATTGATTACTACTCCTACGAAGTGCATAACTTGCCCGTAGGAATTGAAAAGTTCTCTTATGGGGATTTTATCAAGCTAGAAATTTTAGGGGCTGAGGATGTAATTATCAAGGTTAAGGGATTTCATCGTTATCAACTCCAGTGTAAGATATGGGCATAAGAATGACAACCAGCGCTTCCGCTCTTGACGCCTTCCTACAAAGAGCCGCAAGGAAGATACAGGAGAATGTGCTTAAGGCATTGAGCAAGCTAGGAGACGAATCTGTGGTTAGAATCCGTAACAGGTCTGCCGAGGAAAGCTGGATAGACCATACGGGCAACCTAAGAAGTTCTATAGGCTTCGCCGTGTACGAGCAGGGAAGTAAATATATGGAATCAGCCTTTTCGCAGGTTCTCAGTGGCACAGACGGCTCTGCAAAGGGCAAGAAGATGATCAATGACCTTGCTAAGGAATATTCCAGGGTTTATGCTTTGGTTGTCGTTGCCGGAATGGAATACGCAGGAGAGGTGGAAGCCTTGGAAAGCAAGGATGTCCTCGCATCAACGAAGATATGGGCCACATCCATTGTAGAGCAGCGTGTGAAGACAGCAATAGACTCAGCAGTTAATGAAATAAACAAGTGGAAGATATGAAATCAGACGGAGCAATTAAGACAGATGTTTACCGGTACATCAATGAAAGCGGTTTCATGAACAACGTCAATGGCAAGCTGTCAAAGACGATGAGACCGCATAATTCTCATAAGGAAGATGTCGTTATCTCCATCTTGGCTAATGAGGGAACGCAGCTTCAAACGGCGATTATAAATGTAAATATATATATACAAGACCAGGACGTAGATGGGCAGTTCGAGGAGAACACTATCAGAGTTGACGAAATCTGCAAACTGGCTTGGAATCTCTTGGAAACGTTCAGAACGAGCGAGTATGCAGCCCACGCTATTGAGCAGAGGGTATATGCAACAAGCACGGGAGAACATGTAATAAATAATCAAGTTAAATATAAACTCATAAACGATTAAATTATGTCAGTAACATCATGGGGCAAATGCACTATCTACGTTCAAGAGGTAGGTAGCAAAAAGAACGAGTGGACTAAGCTCCCAACTCCAAAGGATGGCACTACTACTGTTACTCCAACGAAGGGCGATACAATGACCCAGGTTGAGGAAGGTGGCGGAATTGTTGACCGCAAGACAAAGAAGTCCACCTACGAGGCTGCATATCAGCTCTTCATCAAGAAGAACCAGTCGCAGCCATTCAAGACCATCGACGGTACCGTAGAGGGTAGCTTCCGTTTGGCTATCCAACCGGAAGACGCCGAGCTTCCTGGCGTTTACATGGGTAATACCACCATCGGTGCAGAAGAGGCCTATACAACTGAGAACGGTGCTCTTATCACGTACACTCACTCAGCTCTCATTCCAGAGGGTGACGCAGTGGCTAAGACTGTCAACTCGAAGGGTGAGACCGTATATTGTGCTTACCGTTGGCGTGTCATTACTGCCACAAAGGGAACAGGTGAAAAGTATGCCTTGACTTTCAAAAAGCCGCAGGATGGCAATACCGCTCCTGCTGAAATCACGGAAACTTACGACAAGACATAGGCACATTCTAATATCCCTTCCGCCGACTGAGGGTTATCAGCCGGCAACATACCCAAGTAGCTCAGTTGGTTAGAGCGAGACCAAATAGTCCGTCGCATGCAAAAAAAATCCAGGGTCTTCAAAAGCTGGTTGAAAGACGCAGGTTCGAGTCCTGCCTTGGGTGCCCACAATTTAAATTCGAGTGATATGGAAGAGTTAGGAATCATTATATCGAATACGCTCACAGATATGCCGATAGGCTTTGATACTGAGCACGCTCACGTTAGCATCTACCCTACTACACTGGGCATGATGTACCTAACGTCGCAGTTAGTAGATAGCTTGGAGCTAGACAAAGAGTTACTTCAAGCTGATCCATTCTTGGAAGCATTGCGAGTTGCAAACACCAAAAGGGAGACATGCTGCAGATTGATTGCATATCACTCACTCAACACAAAGAACGAAATACTAGACTCCAGATGCGTAAGCAGGCAGACGGAGTTAATCTTCAAAGAATGCTCCAACGAGGATATAGCCACTCTTCTCATCATCATCCTTAAGGCTAACTCATACCAGACAATAGCCAAAGAGACAGGAATGGAAGAAGAAGCGAAGCGTATGGCAAAAGTCAACGCAGCAAAGAAGTCGGAGAATAGCTTTATCTTCGGAGGCAAGACAATATGGGGAACTCTAATAGACGCTGCTTGCGAAAGATACGGATGGACTTTCGATTACGTGGTATGGGGAATATCGTATAACAACCTGACTCTCATGCTCAAAGACAAGATTACTTCAATCTATCTGTCTGACGAGGAGAGGAAGAAAGCCCATATACCGGCAGCAGGGGAAGAGGTCATCGATGGCAACAACAAGGAGGCGGTCATGAAGGCGGTTATAGAGTCAGAGACCGAGATTTAACCGAAGTCTTCCTGCGCACGCACGTAAAGTTCCCATATCGAACACCCATATTTTGTGTTTCCTCGGCGATTCTTTATAACAGAGTATAAATTCAAGGAAAAATAGAACATTATGCCAAGCATTAAATTCGATACAATAGTCGAGACAGCCAAGGTCGTTTCCGGTTTTCGAGACATTCAGAACGCAGTTCATCAGACTGCCGAGAGGGTTGAGAAGGACGGAAAGTCTATTGACGATGTAATCTCGAATATACAGAACAGTATGAACATTGCCATTGGCGGTTGGAGCATTGGCAAGTTCGTCAATCAGATGATGCAGGTCCGCGGTCAGTTCCAGCAGACAGAAATGGCATTCAAGACGATGTTGCAGTCTGAGGAGAAAGCCGATGCTCTCATGAAGCAGTTGATCCGCACGGCAGCCGTCACACCTTTCGGGGTTGAAGACGTTACAGAGGGAGCCAAGCAGCTCCTTGCGTTCAACGTAGCGGCCGAGGATGTCAACAAGACGCTTATCGGATTGGGAGACGTTGCAGCAGGTATGGGTCTAAACCTTAAAGACCTTGTGATGCTTTACGGCACCACCATCGCCAAGGGCAAGATGGACACGATGGACTTGTACCAGTTCCTCAACCGAGGTATTCCTATCGCAGACGAGATAGCCAAGGTTATGGGTCTTGACGTTACCAACGCCATCAAGGAGGTCCAGAAGCAAATCAAGGCAGGCAAGGTTACCAGCGATATCTTCATCCAGGCAATGCAGAGTATGACCGCCGAGGGTAGCAAGTTCGGTGGCTTGATGGAGGCTCAGTCCAAGACTATTACAGGTCAGATAAGCAACATTGAGGATGCCATCGAGCAGATGTTCAATGACCTCGGCAAATCCCAGGAGGGTGTTATCAATACCGGATTGGGAGTCGTTTCCACCCTCGTTGAGAATTGGGAGACGGTAGGCAAGGTGCTTATGACTGTCGTTGCAGCGTATGGAGCATACAAGGCTGCGGTGATAACAATGATAGCAATATCTAAGGCACAGGTAGCTTGGGAGAGTGCGAAAGCATTCTTGTCTTTAGCGAAGTCTATCACAACCGCCAAGGATGCCATGGCTCTGTTCAATTTGGTCTCTTCTTCAAATGTTCTCGGTCTGGTTCTTGGTGCAGTAGCAGCTGGAGTCGCGATGTTCAATCTATTCGGCAATAGCGCTGAGGATGCCGCTACCAAGACTTCCAAGTTTACCGAGAGTGCAAATGAATCATCAAGCAAGGTCGAGTCGCTAATCTCCATTCTGAAGACTGCAAAGGAAGGCTCCAAGGTTTACAAGGACACCATCAATGAGCTGTCAAACATCTATGACAACTACGGGATTGCTATTGACAAGATCAAGGAAGACGAGAGCAACCTTGTGGATGTTAAGCGGCAGGAGATAGATAAATCTAAAGAACTCGTCGAGAAAATCAAGCTGGAGGCTACAGAGCGCAACAGAGCCAATGCAATCTCCATGGCTAACGAAGAATACAACAATAGTGTGGATAGCGCTCAGCAAGACCTTTTGGATAAGTTGGAGGATTATGGAACCTCTAGCAGCGGTATAGCCGTCGGCATACAGAACATCGTATCTGACTCGGTTATCAAGCAGTATGATGACCTAACACAGAAGATGGCTGGCTTGAATGAGCACTCCAAGGAGTATCAGACCTATCTGAAGCAATACAATCAGCTGGAAGCTTCTTTGATATCCGAATCTGAAAAGCTAGCTAATGCTTTCGGTTTTACAGGAGACGAGACAAGCGATGCCAGGAAGGCATTAATTGGTTATCTCTATGAGCTTCGAGCTGCAAAGAAGCTGCATACCGAGGAGGCAGATAATATCAACCGGGCGGCAGATGCAACAGAGGATTTCGGAAACAAGGCCACATCTACCAAGAACAGGATAAACGCTTTGCAGAAGCAACTCCAGGGTGCCGGCGAGGATGTACACGTTCTCTACAACCGTGTCAAGGAGTTCATGCAGAACTATTCCGAGAACAACATCAACTTCCACGTCAACTTCGATGCCAAGATACCATCGTGGATGCAGAATATGAATATTCCGGAGCTAGGACGCTTAGGTAAATACTTCTCTGCTTTGGCACGCGACCTTGCAAACAACAAGAAGTCTGGTGCGCTGGTCAATGGTAAATGGATGTCAACCAGCGATATTGCCCAGCGAGGATGGGATTATACCAATGCGGCGAACACCAAGCAGACCAAGGCAGAAGACGATGCTAAGCAGAAGCGTCGCGAAAAGGAAGAGGCAGAAGCCAATGCCAAGAAGAACGCTGCCAAAGCAAAGAAAGCAGCCGACGATGCAAAGAAGCTAGCAGAAGACCGGAAGAAGGCCCAGGAGGAACTGAATGAGGATTTGAAGCAGCTGCAGCAGGAAAATATCGACACCGATATATCTCAGATGCAGGAAGGCACGGAGAAGAAGATTGCTGAAATCAAGAACGACTATGCCAAGCGCAAAGCCGAGATTGACAAGCAGGAAGCAGAGTTCAAGAAGAAAAACAAGGAAGTTGGCAAGAAAGTAACCCTTACCTCTGCTCAGTCCAATGCCCTCAATAAGGCAAGAGACCTCGCTACCCAAGAGTATAACAAGAAGCTTGATGAGGTCAACAGGGAAGCACTCACCTCTATGCGCGACTACTTGAAGGAGTATGGTTCTCTCTATCAGCAGAAGCAAGCCATTGCTGAGGAGTACGAGGAGAAGATAGCCAAGGCTCAGACGCAGGGCGAAAAGCTCTCTCTTCAGCAGCAGAGAAAGAAGGACCTCCAAACCATCGAGATAAATGCCATCAGACAAAACATCGATTGGGGAAGCGTCTTCGGAGACTTCGGTGCTATGTTCAAGGACCAACTGGAGCCTACCATTGAGAAGCTGCAAGAACTCTCCAAGAGCACAACAGATGTTAATGAGCAGAAGACTATACAGGAACTTATCTCCAAGTTACAAGGCTCTGCCACCATCTGGAATAGTGACATCTTTAAGAAGGTTTCGGACGACATCAACTCCTATCAGTCAGCCATGCAGGGCTATATTGATGCACAGGAGCGAGAGATTGAAGCCACGAAAGCTGTCACCAAGGCGCAGGAAGACCTTGCCAAGGCTAAGAAGAGCGGTGACAAGACAAGTATCAGCAAGGCTGAAGCCAACCTCTCTAGAGCGCAGGGCGTTCTCGCTACCGCATCTAACAACGTTTTGGAGTTTGGCTCATCAGTTCAGAAGGCATCATCAGACTTGCAGACATCTGCACAGAAGGCAGTTTCTCAGTTCCAGCAACTTGAAAATGGTTTGCAGGGTCTTACATCGGGGTCACTCAAAGGCATAGGAAACTCTATCCTAGGGCTTGACAAGCTTTTCGGCGGCTCTATGCAGAAGGACGTTGCCAACACTCTAGCAAAGGGCATCCAAGGGTTGCTCGGTAAAGATAGTGACGCAGCCAAATCTCTGACGAAAGCTTTAGGGGATAGCGGTATGGCAGGTGAAATAATCTCCGCAATACTCGGCATCCTCGATATTCTGAAAGATGGTTTCGGAACACTCATCAGCAACCTCGTGGACACGGTCTTTGGCGCAGTAACGGGCATCCTCGATGATGCTTTATCGGGTGACATCGTTAAGAAGCCATTGAAGAGTATCGGGAACAACGTTTCTCATATCCTCAACACGCTTTCATTCGGTGGCTTCAATAGTCTGTTCGGTGTAGATGGAAATGCAAAGAAAGTCAATGACACCATCGAAAGGCTGACGGACAGAAACACCCTCTTGCAGCAATCCATCGAGGATTTGACTGACGCAATGGAAAACGCCTATGGTTCCAAGGCAACCTCATACTACGAGCAAGCCTACAAGAATCAGCAGGAGACTAATCAGAACTACCTAGACATCGCAAAAGCGCAGGCAAGCTATCACGGTTCGCACGGCTCATGGAATCGCTATTGGGGTGGCTTCGGTAGAGATGAGATGGATTGGATCAAGAAGAACGTCAAATCAGACTTCAATGGCGACCTATTCTCCCTTAGTCCAGAGGAAATGAAGCTCCTCCGTGGCAACGTTGCTATCTGGGAGCACATTAAGAACACTGGAAAGGGTGAGTATGGTGGGCGTCTGACGGAAAAGCTGAATGACTACATAGACCAAGCGGGCAAGCTGGATGAACTACCAGACAAGCTGAATGAAAGCCTTACGCAGATTTCCTTTGACAGCATGAAGGATAGCTTCGTTTCAGACCTCATGGATATGAGCAAGTCAGCGCAGGATTTCGCAGACGATTTCTCCGAAATGATGCAGAAGGCTCTTCTCTCCTACTCTATGGAAGACCTCATCAACGGCGACTTGAAGAAGCTCTATGATGATTGGGCGAAGGCTATCAAGAACAACGATGGCAAGCTTACCGAAACAGACATAGAAGCATTCAACAAGCGTTACGATGATATTGTCCAGGAAGGCTTGAAGAGACGTGACGAGTGGGCGAAGGTGACAGGCTACACTGGTTCCTCATCCTCATCACAGACCGCAACAAGCGGAGGATGGGCATCTATGGGGCAAGATACCGCAGACGAGCTGAATGGTCGCTTCACCGCCCTGCAGATTGCAGGAGAGTCCATCGCTCAGAACATGACTACCACCATTTCGCAGATGGAAAGCATCGTTACACTCGGAATCTCAACCAATGGCGCGGTATTGGAGATTAGAAATATGATGATTATGACAAACAGTTACCTCGAAGACATCGTGAAGTATTCAAAGCTCACATATAATGACTTCGGAACAAAGCTGGATGACATGAACAGAAGATTAAAGGATATTTGACCTCTATAGGCTTTTCGCTTGTCAGCCCTTACAACTATACTCAACAATAGCAAAAGCGGCTCTCAGCGAAGCCTACGAGGTTATTTAATGATTAAATAGTTATGATTAATGGACAACTTTATATCAATGGCAAGGATGCCTACCTTACGTGGGGCATCTTCCTAGACGAAACCGCCCTCAGCGCGCTCATGACCCCTGCACCAAACAAGGGGTTCATCAGCAACAAGTATCGCTCAAAGGACGGAAAGTCGGTTATCAAGCACAATCCTAGATTGGATGAGAGGGAGATAACGCTGCCGTTCAATATGACCGCCAAGGACTCAGATACGTTCATGACGAACTATGCTAGGTTCTGCGAGGAGGTTCTTGCTAAGGGAGAGTTGGTTATCCGCACCCGATTTCAGCCTAATGTGTGGTATCGGTGCATCTATCTCTCCTGCACTCAATTCAGTCAGTTCATTCGGGAAATGGCAAAGTTCAGCCTAAAGCTCAACGAGCCAGACCCTAGTGACAGAGGTGAAACAAGTAAATATACAAGCTAATGATTCAGATTAAGAGAAATAACAAGGTATTCTTCACATTAGAGGACTTCGGTGAGGGTTCTAAGCTGTCATATCAGCTTATGGACCACCACTACATCATCTTGAAGTTCACTACGGCTACTCCTATCTATTTCGAGATTGGGGACTCCGTAGAGATTCCCGACTTCGGCTACTTTGAGCTTACATCATCATACTTCCCTAAGCACAATGATAGTGATGGCTACGACTACGAAATGCAGATGGATGCCTACTATATGTCTTGGAAGAATAAGATTTGCAAGTATCGCCCTCAGCACGGAGCCAACGAGACCTCCTTCAACCTCACCACAACTGTAGGTGTACACATGAACGTTATACTCGGCAACCTAAAGGCACTAGGTCTTACGTATAATGGCAAGGATTTCTCTGTTGACTACACTACGTACAACAACAAGGCTTTCGATGTTCAGAAGAGATTCTTGATCGAGTACGGCTCCATCAGCATTCTCGATGCTCTCAACGCCATCTGTTCTGAAGACGCACTCAACTGCGAGTGGTGGATAGATGGCTCTATTATATACCTTGGATATTGCGAAATGGAAGGGCAGACAACATTCGAACAGGATGTTAATGTTCTGTCTATGTCCTATTCGGAATCTAAGTCAACTTATATTACGAGACTGTACGCATTCGGCTCAGATAGGAATATCCCGAAAGGATATTTCACTGGTGCCGATGCGGACGTCACCACCGATGGTGTTGCTACTGATTACCTCATGCTCCCTAACAAGGAAGTGGATAGTGATGGTTTCTACGCAAAGGATGGCTACCTGGAGAACGTGAATGTCGTGAAGAACGACAAGCAGGCTATCGAGGGTGTCGTGATGTTCGAGGACGAATACCCGAAGGTTGAATGCAGGGTGAGCAGAATCAAGACCTACGATAGCACTGTTGATAACAATGATGGAACTAAGACTACACAGACGTTTTGGCAGATTGGTTCAACGGACTCCTTCGCTGAAAGCTTTGAAGCTAGTTGGATAAAGAGCAACCTCACTCTAGGTATCAAGTTCACTAGTGGTGCCCTCATGGGTATGGAGTTCGAAGTCAGTTTCAAGGTTATTGACAAGGCTAACTACTTCGAGATTGTTGCTAATGACACATACGGAAGAATACTCCCAGATAGTCTTATGTGCCCGAAGGAAGGTGATAGGTTCTTCCTGTTTAATTGGGACGCAACCAAGATTACAGATACGGACCTCATCCCTACTGCTCAATTATCTCTGTTCGATAGAGCGAAGCAGTACTATCAGAAGACCATGATCAGCAATTCAAACTTCACCTGCACGATGGATGGCGATAAGTTCTACAATGATGGGACATACGATTATCATCCTCTCGGTGAACAGGTAAAGCTGATTAATGATATGTTTGCGCAGGTGGATGCGGATGGCAAGCACTACCGAAACTCTCGTATCATCGGAATGGAGATACCTTTGGATATCCCTTACGACCACCCTCAGTACACGGTTGGCGAAAAGGCAGCTACTAGCCGGTTGGGTAAGTTGGAAGACAAGGTTGATTCCATCAAGGTGAATGGAATGCAGATAGGCGGCACAGGAAGCGGTAATGGTGGAGGTGTCTATGTAATTGGCATGAACGATACCACTCCTGCATCCGATAGTAACGTTTATTCTGCTAGACGCTCTAGGATGGAGTTTATATCTAGGCTGCTGGATAACACCGCAAAGGGCACAATCACATGGGAGAAGGTGCAGAAGTTCTTTGGTGGGTTGCATGTCGGTAACTCCAACAATGAGAACGGAGGCTCGTGGACTCCCGACGCAGAAGGTCGTTCGCACCTCATCACAGATTACTTGGAGGTAAGAATGAAGGCTATCTTCGAGGAGCTGGTTATCAATAAAACATCCACCATTGGCGGTAAGGAGATAATCTCTCCTGCTGGCGGTGTGGTGGCTCATAAGGTAGAAGAGGTTACTGTGACATATAATAATGTGTCACAGAAGGCTTATCGTTGCTATTTCTTAGCAGAGCAGGATGGTGATGCCGTGGATAATGATTTCGCTGCTGGCGACCAAGTGCGCTCGGAATCATTCAACGTCCGAAAGGGCACTTATCATAAGGATGGCAATCACTTCTATTGGCGATTGGTAATCGGTCGTGATGAAGACCCTGTAGAGCTGGAAGGAAAGAAATATCATTATATCGACCTCTCCGATACCGATTGCGCTACGGCAAGCGACGTACCTGCTAAAGGTGATGTGCTCAACCAGTGCGGTAATAGAACCGATGTAGAACGTCAGAACTGCCTTATCTTCTCGGCAGTAGATACCTATTCGCCATCCATCAGCCTCTATCACGGCATCAACAGCTATTCCTTTGCCAATAGGGAGTACGTGGAATATGGTGTGAATAAGCAGAATAACAAGGCATTCTTCAACGTCTATGGTGATATGTATGTAGGCGATAGACCTACAAAGGAGAATGGCTATGAGGGCAGCTCTTATATCAGATATGATAGCAGCACTAAGCAAATGTCTGTTAAGGCTAAGATTTCCGCTAAATCCACTGTGGATGGCAAGGAATTGTATCAGTATTTCAAGAAGATTGGCGAATTGCAGAATCAGGTGGATGGTGCTATCGAAACGTGGTTCTATGATGGTGTTCCTACATTGGAGAATGCCCCAGCCATCAGTTGGAAGACCGATAATGATAAAAAAATCCATCTTGGCGACCTTTACTACGACAACAAGACGGGCAAGGCATACCGCTTTGCCAAGGATAGCAACACCTATAAGTGGACTATCATTACAGATACCGACATCGCCAAAGCCCTTTCCGATGCAAGTAAGGCGCAGGAAACGGCAGACGGAAAGATGAAGGTGTTCAGCAGTCAGCCTACACCGCCATATCAAGTGGGTGATATTTGGGTTAATGCCACTTATCCTTCTGACGGCAGTACCTACAAGAATGAGGTATTGCGCTGTCAGACCAACAAAGCGGCAGGTTCTCAGTTCGCCATCGGTGATTGGATTAAAGCATCTAAATACACCGATGATACCGTTGCCAACGCAGCCAAAAAGGCAGCAGAAGATGCTCAGAAGGCGGCACAGACCGCACAGACGGACATTAAGAACCTCGGAAAGACGGTCACTGATAATAAGAAGAAATTCGATAATTATGTTACCGAAGGCTACCTAGAGCCTTCCGAGATTGCAGCAATGGCGCAGGATTCTAAGCGACTTGAGGATGATTTTGCGGCAGCACAGAAGTCATACAATGAGGTGAAGAACGCAGAGGTACTGAAGGACACCAAGGAACTCACCGACCTCAACACCGCTTTTGCTACCCTCACGAGTGCCAAAACGGAACTCGTTACGTATCTCTCAGATATATCTACAAATTACAATAAGGCTGATACCAACGGCAAGGCTACTATCGTCTCAGCCGTGGGAACGAAGTTCACCAACTTTCAGTCCGCATACAGCGCATTCTATGACAAACTTGGCTTGGCAAACGCCTATATCACTAGCAAGATATATGGTGACTTGAAGCAGAATATCACAGACCTCGCAGGTTACAAGTATCTCAAGGATGCGCTCGGTCAGACTACAGATATTGACGGTGGTCTTGTAATGACAACGCTCCTTGCGCTGAGAGACGGAGACGGAAACGTTCAGAGCGGTATCAACGGAGCAATAGACCCGAACAGAGGACAGAAGAGCATCGCAACATGGTGGGGCGGTCAGATGGTGGATAAGTACTATAATAGCGGAAATCTTACCCCTGCAACCTCCCTCATCCGCTTCGATGGCTCTGGCTACCTTGCAAACGGGGCTATATGGTGGGACGTGAGCGGAAAGGTTCACGCAGACCCTACATCGTTTATCATCAGCGAAAAGAATCTTGGCGCATACCTCATCTTCTTCGAGCCGACCTGGAAGGAAGGAAGTGCAGGAACGAGCGTTGCTGACCTTGTGTCTTTGAAGCCAAACGCACCATTCTCTAAACTTGGTGTATCGGGCGATGCTACCTTCGAGGGCGCAATCTCCTTCCATGGCATTAAGCTCACGTATGATTCCACAAACAAGGCTATCAAGATTGATGGTAATCTCTATGCCACAGGCGGTATCACGGCATACGGAGCAGGAGCATCTACCACGGGCGGTGGTGGCGGCTTGAACGGCAGTGTGAAGAGTTATTCAAGTGCCTTGAAGCTTACATCAGAATCGCTGAGTGAGATTGCCTCTGCCTACTCCATCAAGGCTCTTGATTCTCGTATCTCCAGCCTAGAAGGTGGTAGTGCTACTGCTATTTCTGTCAGCGGTAGCGGTAATGCGGTTACGTCTGTCACCAAGAATGGTACTACTATCAGCGTAGTTAAAGGTAGTACGTTCTTAACTAGTCATCAGTCACTTGATGGTTACGTTAATGCAATATCTGTAAGTGGAAGTGGGAATGCTATCACGTCTGTATCTAAAAGCGGAAAGGGTATTACATTTACTAAAGGTGCTACATTTTTAACTTCTCACCAAAGTCTTGCTAACTATTATACCAAAAGTAGTGTAGATTCACTTCTTAGTGGTAAGTCGGCAACTAGTCATACACATAGTGTTAAGATTAACGGTGTTACTAAAACTATTGCAGCTACTGGTGGAACTGCTGTAGATTTAGGAACTTATCTTACTAGTCATCAATCTCTTAATGGGTATGCTACGCAATCTTGGGTTAAAAGTCAAGGTTATCTTACTAGTCATCAAGATGTTAGTGTTCTTACTATGGCTAATGATAGATATTATACTACTGGTCGATGGGGTATAAATATGAGAAATTCCGATATTATTGGAGTTAATAGCATTTATACTAATGATGTATCTGAAGCTGTTACAGAAGCTATTCTATTTTATAGAAGTAACGGTAACTATGATGGTATTCGTGCAGTAAATGGAGAGTTACGTTTTAGCAACAATGTAGTTAGAACTACTGGAAATTATAATGCTGAATATAAAGTTTATCATACAGGTAATCTTACTAAACTTAGTCAACTTACTAATGATAAAAACTTTGTTACTGGTTCTGTAAGTGGTCAAACTATTACTATCAATGGTGTTTCTACTACTTGGCAAAATACTTGGAGAGGAATTACTGATAGTTATAGTGGTACTTCTACTGCTACTAGTCTTAGTCAAAAAGGTGCAAATAGTTTATATAATGCTTTGCATAATGGCTATGCTAGTAGTGCAGGAAATGCTGACAAATTAGATGGTATTCATGCTAACGGACTTCTTACTGCTCTATCTAATTCTGATAAGGGAATTAGTATAACAGTTGGTGGAACTACTAAAAGCATATCGAACATTAGTGTTAATTATGCTAGTAGTGCTGGAAATGCGGATACTGTTGACGGTTATCATAGTTCTTTCTTTTTAACCAAACATACTAGAGAAGGTGCTTATAATATAGACCATCTTACTGATTTTGTAACAAGGGATTTACAACCTAAGAAAGAAATAAATATAGAAGGTACTAAACCTTATGACGGATGGGGAATAGTTACTGTTTTAAAAACAGATAATGGTACAGCGCAATTAGTGTTTGATGGATATAATAATATGTATTTTAGGTCCTCTTATGGTGCTGAAAATGGATATGTTACTTCTGCTTGGAAGCAAGTTGCAGATTTAAGTAGTAATGTAGCTTCTGCAACCAAACTTGCAACAGCAAGAACTATTTGGGGTCAAAGCTTTGATGGAACTGGTAATGTTGACGGAACAATATACATAAATAATAGTAACTCTAGTAATGGAGCTATACGATTAAATAGTGATATAAGTTCTAATGCTCGTATATCAGCTATAGACGACCAAGTAATATTTAATACAGGTAATGCTATTCGTTTTGGTGAAACTGCTTGGGATTGGAATCAATGGGCTGGACTTAAATATACTCATTCTAATAAAACTATTTATCTTGGTATAGCTGATGGTTCTGTGTTTAATGTTGCTAATAGTGCACAAAGTGATGGTACGCTTAGACTTGTAGGTATTAAAACTATAAGTCCTGATAGTGGAGCTAGAATTGCAACTAGTAGTAATGGTAGTTTATATTTAGGTAATGCTAATAATAATGGTTGGGTATATGTTCAAGACATGTGTAGTCAAACTAATTATAGTCTTTGGTCTATAAGACAAGACGGTCATGCTTATTTTCAAAATATTTATTCAGGTGGTGCTACTATCAATGGTGCTGCTACTATCAATGGTAATTTATCAGTTACTGGATTAATATCTAATAAAGGTATACTACCTACAAATTATGAATTTAATAATAAAGGAACTAGTTGTTATGTTTCAGCTGATGCTTTATGTTCTGGAATTACTGCTATTACTGATAGTATACCTATTAGTAATGTAGATATACACTACTCTAATGATAATGGTACTAATTGGACTAAATATGAAATGTCAAATGATAATAAATTTAAACTATATGCTAATGTTACAGGTTTAAATCAAATTTATTTAGGTAATAATGTTATTACTGGTAATAATGATACTGAGAAACTAGCTCAAATAAAAAAGAACCAACTAATGTTTACATTTAATGTTCCTGATAGTTGCTATTCTCAAATTTATTTTGCTAGTGTTGATGCTAGTAATGGTGTTGATGTTACTTGTACTGTAGAATATATAAATAGTAAAGGTGTTATAGTCAATACTTTTATTAAATGTATAAACGGATGGAACCAGTTTAATTATATAAATCTATCTAATGGTAATGAAGGTCTTCCTGTAGGAAATGATAGTAGAAGATATATTAGATTTAAGTTTAAACATGACCAAAATACTACAGAATTACGTAATGCTTCAATAAATAAAATACGAATATTTGCTTTTACTAAGTATTCATTTCCTACTGATAGATTTATGGGTCATACTGGTCATATATATAATTTCGATTATAATTTGAATACTTACTTCCCTAATAGTATTCTTGCTAAAGGTGGAGTTACAGCTTATCAATCTTCTGACATCCGCTTGAAGCAGGATTTGCGGAAGCTGGACTACTTCGGTATCATCAAGGCAATGGGTGGCACGTTCGGCTTTGCTTGGAAGAAGGACAACACAAGGTCTATCGGTTGGATTGCCCAGCACGTCTTGTGCAACCCTCACTTAAAGGACATCGTGGAGACGGACGAGAAGGGCTACTACAAGATTAACTACTGGTCTCCGAAGCTGATTGCAACGGCATTCGGTGCTATCGAGCAGGTGGGCGATGAGGTCAGCAGGTTGAAGGCTCGGGTGGTCTTCCTCGAATCAGAGGTTCAGCGATTGAGCGGAGATAAGGAAGACTGCAACAAGAAGAGATTAGATAACAAGAATATTAATTCATTAAATTAGATTAGAAAATGGAGAATTTAAAGATTAACAAGAAAAGTGAACAGACAGCTGCCACTTATACCAAGGGCGGCTATCGAGTAGAAATCACCTACAATGTTGACAAGACGGGTGGCAACATTGAGAGCATCAATATGAGTATCTATGGTGATACAAATGGTAATTATCTCGGCAATGCGAACGCAAGCTCCAACGGCAGCGAGCTGACCTACAACATCATCGGTGTTCCTCAGAGCAAGCTCAGTGAGGTATCAGCATTGATTAAGGAGGTCAATTCCGCTATCGCCGCTAATATGGCAAGCGAGGCAGCAGAGTAAGTATCGTGAGTATTAACGCAGGGTGGCTCTTATAGAGCTGCCTTGCCTAGTGTTCAATGTAACAGTAGAGCGAGTTGTTACCAAAGAAGTTGTAACAGAATAAGGAACTGAAGTTGAATATTTAAAAAATAAAGATTATGTCTTACAATAGTGAAACTGGAATTATTAGTGCTCCTGTTAGCATTGATGATGTTAAACAAGCTCTTGGAGAGAGTAGCAATGACCTTGCTACTCTTTGTAAGAGTGAAAATATAAATATATGGAGTAAGTATAAACCTATTAGTTGTAAAGGTGAATTTAAAGAATATCCTATTAGAGAAGACTCTGATGAAATAGTAACATCTTCATATAATAAATATACTTGTGTTGTTCGTTGTGGTATGAATATACCTATGGATACTTATAAGAACTTACGTAATAATTATGGAGAAGAAGGTTTTGCAATTAATGGTTGTTACGACCTTTATTTAGATAATATATATGGACAATATGGTACTAGTGCTGAAACAACTACAATGGTATCAGGAAAACATTTTCCAAAAGGCGGTGCTAATTCTCCTTATAGATTAAGTGATTTTAGAAACTATAATAGTAAAGCAAAAGACAATAGATGTTTGACTTCTCTTTCTCAATGTAATAACGTTGATGTTTATTATTCTTCAACTCTTAAATTTAATTGTGTATTATATGTGAATACAAATGTGGATAATAACACAAATCTTACTATGGATGATATAATAACTGATTTATCTTTAGCTTGGTCTTTTTGGATTCAAATTTGTTATGATTCACCATATAATACTACTGATAAGATTTATAAAAATTATTATGTTGGTAATTGCAAAAAACCAACAGATTATATATATGCTGGTAGAGAAATAACTTTTGATATAGGTAGTGGAGATAAGGTTGTTACTATTGTACCTTTTTTAGCATATACTCGTAACGCAACTTTATATGATGATACAAGAATAATTTTTATATCTCTTCCGAGTGCTATTAGTTTTAAATATTATCCTAGACAAATTTATATGGAAAGTATTAAAAGTGGTTCTAGTGGTTTTGTTGATTTCTCATCGTTGAGACAATTAGTTGGTGCTACTTGTATTTGTAAAACTAAAATATATAAACTTCCTGATGGTGCATTAACAGTTACTGATGGTATGTTTAGAAGCGTTTGTACTTATGGTAATAATAAGACAACATACGGAAGAGGTTATGTATCTAACAGCTCTGGTCAAAATATATCTTCTATAACTATTCCTAACGGTGATAAAACACATTATCTTGAAGTATATATAAGATTTGATAATGTTTATGATGGAGGTTATTATGGACAAATATGTCAATTATCTTTTGAATTTAATATAGATGGTGGATGGAAACAAGTTCCTCCAGGAGGTAGTTATATTATGAATTAAAAGGAGATGTTCTTAATATAATAAATGTGCTAGAAACGTATTTGTGGTTTACGTTCTCATCGAGAAAGCAGACACGTTGCGACCTAGTGATTACCCAACGTGGGGAAGCTGATTTTTTTAATTCGTAAATTTTGCTCCTCCTGCTTTGCTATTCGGAATTATTTTCTTAACCTTGCACTGTTAATAGGAAAGGTATTCTGCTATGGCAATCTGGCGAAGAATATTGTATAACATAAAAATAAAGAAACAATTATGAAAAAGATTAAGACAATCGAGGCTGTTGCAGCCTACAGAACATTGAAGGCATTTAAGACATCATCAATGAGTGATGATGCCGCTATGCGAGTTTGGAAGAATATGAAGGCTCTGCGCCACGTAGCCGATACCTACGACAAGGATGTGGAGGAAGCACAGGAGAGCTTGAAGGACGATAAGTTCGAGGAGATGCAGCGCAAGCTTCAGGAGTGCCAGCAGTTGGAGCAGAAGCACGCCAATGAGGGCTACGAATACACCAAGGACGATTCAGCCAAGTTCGCTGAGGTCAATGAGTACTTCTTCAATCAGAAGCAGAAGACCGAGAAGTACTTCTCAGACCTTGCTAATGCCGAGGTAGAGGTAGCCATCGAGGCAGTTGATGAGAAAGAGCTTTTCAAGGCTGCTAAGGATTGCGGCTTGAAGTTCGCAGATATGGAGAGCCTTGAGGTTGTGATAGGATAAACACTGATAGCGTTAGAATTTGGCAAGAAAGCCGTTCTAACGCTATTTTTGCAACCATCTACTTTCAGATTGTTACTTTTTATAAAGTTTAACACAGAAATATTCTCATTTCCGCTGGTTTTGTGCAAAAGAGTGTAACTTTGCAACATCATTTAATTAAAATCAACGCTTATGAATAAAGAAGACTAAGACAACCTGTTAAAGTGGTTGAAAGACAAAGATGTCAGTGAGGTTATGGACTTACTGATGCGACACGGTAATCGGTATAGCAGAAGGATTCTGAAATTTTTCAGATGGTTTTGCAAGTACGTTCCTATCACGCTTATGTGCTTTCATGCATACGGCATTTATGAATTCTCTCAGCATCCTCGTGAAATGTTCATCCCTTATGCGGAGAATGCAACTTGCTATCTCTACATATATTTTATGGTGTACGTCCTGCCAATGGTTTTGATATTAGCAAGCCGATTTTTCTTCTTGTGTTGGAGATACCGCATTCCCTTCTTCTACTTTGCAAGCATCAATGCGGCTCACATTGTGGAATGGAGCTGGTATACCACCAAAGATATGGTAGATTCTTGTTTTACAGTCATGGTAGTAACGGCAATATTCTATCTGTACTCTTTTACTGATTTGTTTATCAGCAGGTCAAAGTTAGGACGTAAAATCTGTGCGTGATTATGGGAAAGATATTGAATTATAAGATGCTCGGAACGGCTTTTAAGTCGCTGAGTGATGCTTGCTTTAAGGCTGACGAGCAGCAGCGAAATGGTGAGGTCATCACCGCTTGCGGAATGAGCGATGATGACCTAGATAGATTGTGCGACATCATCCCCGATATGCTTAACCCGATGCTATCTACCGAGGAAGTCAAGGAGAAACTGCATGTTTCTGATGCTACGTTGAACAGGATGGTGGCTAGGGGTGATATTCCGAACGGCGAGTGCAAAAAGCGAGGACATACGAGGTATTGAAAGAAGTGGGATATTTTGCACTTCATTAAGAGTAAGAGAAAATCATAACGGATAAGCCCTATCGCATCACGGATAAGCGAGAACGTATGAGTATTATTATGGATTATATGTTTTGTACTTTGATTATAGTAGCGATACTGGTAATCATCAACAGCACGTTCATCGCATACCTATACTATTCTTACGAGTATAAGAAGGTCGATAAGTACTTCTTGACTTGGGTGACATCATCAACTATGATATTGATAATGTGGTTCGGGGAAGGATTGTATCTGTATCTAACAAATTAATGATGAAAAATTTGGTGGTTTCAGAATTATTGTCTATATTTGCAGTGTTTTTTAGAGCAGCGTTTTTAAGAGCATCGCATTTCCGAGCAGGAATGTAATATTCCCCTATACTACGCCAATAGTATAGGGGATTTTTATTTTAATTCCAAATTTCGATGCGTTTCAAAATACAATATTTCGAGGAAATATATATTCGTTTATATGAAGGCATAAAGTTTTGCACTTTTTCGTGAAATCTATTTGACAATTAAATATTTTATTGTATATTTGCAGCATTATTGTTTAATCATCAAATAGTTATAGTATGGCAGATAGAATTAAAGATATTGTTGTAAGCGTAGTTCTTGCACTCCTCGCCTATCTTAAACCGATTGAAGGCGAGTTGTCTTCGCTTATGATCGTCTTCACCCTCAACTTTATTTTCGGTTATCTTAGTGGCATGATTGCAAAAAGAGAGAACTTCGAGTTGAAGAAAGCAGTTGTGTGCATCGGTCACGCTACCGTGTTCTTCGTTCTTTGCGCAGCAGTATATGCAATCGGGCGATTCAAAGGACAGATGGAAGGCTCGGTCCAATGCGTTTCCTTTATCTCGTACCTAGTATTATGGTTCTACGCATGCAATATTCTTAAGAACTTGAAACAGATTTTCCGAAAGGGAACACCACCTTGGTATGTAGTGAGTTTCCTCTATTATCACATGCGCTTCAGATTTATCGAGAAGATTCCATATTTGTCAGACTATCTAAATTACACGGAAAAGGAGGAAAAGACATGATGTTAGAGATTATTATGGTGGCAGCTATTATAGTAAGCATTATTGTATATGACTGCATTATTCAAAGAAATGATTATAGCGAGGAGGAGAAGTAAACATGGCTGATTCTAGTAAACTCGTTCCGTTTATCCTCAGTTGGGAAACGGACAAATACACAAATAACAAGAAAGATAAGGGCGGTCCAACAAAATACGGCATCACCCTTGCGACCTGGAGGAGAGTCGGGTATGATAAGAATGGTGATGGTGTCCTTAACGAGGAAGATGTAAAACGCCTTACTGAGGAAGACTTTCATCGAGTTTTCAAGCAGAACTATTGGAATGCTTGTAAGGCAGATAAAATACAGGATCAGAGCGTAGCCAATATGCTAGTAGACTTCGCTTATAATAGCGGAGTCAGCAAAGCGGTAAAACATCTGCAACTTGTATTAGGTATCACAGCAGATGGTATTATCGGTAATAAGACGCTGTATGCCATTAATAAATCCAATGGAGAAAGACTATTCGAAGCCTTCAAGAAGGATAGAAAAGCTTATCTAAAGAGAATTGCAGTCGGTGACCAGAAAGGTTTTCTTAAAGGGTGGCTTCGCAGACTTAGCTACATTACGTATGGTAATCTAAAATTGAATAAATGATGAAATGGTATGACATAAGATTTTGGAAATGGGCAACCATTACCCTAGTGGTAGGTCTTGCGCTTGTTTCTGTCTTAGGGTGCAGTACTCCTAGAGCAGTAACTACACAAACCTTCATCACAGACAAGCAGAGTGAAAAGAAGTTCGATTCCCTCTTAACTACCCGATTGTCTTATGCCTTCGAGCAATGGCAACATATCCAAAAGCGAGAAACAGAAAAGGCTACAAAAGATAGCAGCTATGTAAAAGATAGCACAGCAACCCGATATGATGCGCAAGGGAATAAGATTGGTGAAGATCGTTTTCATTACGAGAGTCACTATTTATTTGAAAAGGAACGAAGAATGCTACTCGATACCATCAGTACATATAAAGCATACAAAGATAGCTTTATATATTACAGAGAAAGATGTGACTCATTATCAAAGATTGGTACCTCTCAGTTCTATAAGATTAACGCTCCTTCTATAAAAGAGAAATCTCTGTCAAGTATGCAGAAGATATTCTTAAAAACGGGACAGATGTTTTGGTTCTGCTTTATACTCATAGCTATGTACTTATTATATATATCAAGGAAGAAAAAGAAATGTTCTTAGAAAAGTTGTTTAATTAAGGTTTTGAGATTTATTTTTGGATAACTAGGGCGACTACTCGTGATGAGCGGTCGCCCTTTTTGTTTGCAAAGTAAATTCTTCCGTTCTAAGAGGATTAAAAATGAGTCTACCTACTATCACCATAAACCACTGATTTAGAGCCACTAACGAAAACTATGATAGCCTTATAGCTTATTTCAAAACAATTTTCTAACTCTGCACACGTAACGTTACAAATAGTGTTAGTTAAATATTAAGGTTAAATTAAAAATTCGGGATATGGAAAGTAAAACTTACGTGTTCAATCCAGAGAGCGGCACAAGCGGCACAGGCTCTAATGGAATCTTGGCTATGCTTCCTGCACTCATGCAGAGACAGGGTGTTGACCCAGGTCTTATTGCACTCTTGAACAACCGTGGAAACGGAAATGGTTGGGGTGAAGACATCTTTGCTATCCTTTTGTTGTTCATCCTTATGGGCAATAATGGTATGGGACTCTTCGGAGGTAATCGCTGCATGGGTTCCAACGGACAGGGCGGCGTTATGCCAATGCTTAACAATGATGCCAATACTGCCGTTATCATGCAGGCAGTTCAGCGCAATGGTTTTGATGTTCAGAGCTTGGCTACAGCCCTCAACACATCAAGTGATGCAGTCATGGCTGCAATCAATGGCTTAGGTCAGCAGATTTGCAACCTCGGCAATCAGATGGGCATGAATGCTAATCAGATTTTGACTGCTATCATGCAGGGTAATAATGCCATCGCTACTCAGTTGGCAGAATGCTGCTGCAAGACCAACAACGCCATAACTGCTATGGATGGCAACCTCAAGTTGTCTATCTGTCAGCAGACCCACGCCATCAATGATACGGCAAATGCCAATGCTTTGATGCTCCGTGACAAGTGGGACGATGAAGATTGGCGCGACGAAGACCGCTATGGAGAGCGACGCTACTATGGTCGCCGTGGCGGTGGACGTTACTAATGTTTAATTCGGTGGTGGGGATTTTTCCCTGCCACCCTTAAAAGAAAGAGCTATGGGAAAATGTAGAATGCCTTTGGATGCTTACGATATGAAGCCAGAAGGAATGATAGCATATCTGAGATATAATGGCTGGCACTTCAACAAGAAGGCTTGCGAATGGGCAGTCAGTCAGATGAGAAAATACAACCCAGTCACCAAAAAGGATGAGGAGGTTGACTATATGGATAAGGATAAGGTTGAATCCATCCTTACCAAGCAGGGAGTGACGCTTGAAAATAATGTAGGCTATGATCATGTCTATGTGGCAAACATGGTTAAGGCTGATTTCTATAAGTCTTCCATCGAGGACGAAGCTCACATGGCTTTGTTCGTGAAAGACATGGTTGATGATACCGACCAGAAGGACGGTTTCATCTTTAATAGATTTTATGCCGATTGCAACCATAATGGCATCGGCATTCCATGGGATGATATTTTATGATAAGTCAAGAGATATATCTAGAAAAGTACGATTGGAAAGTTCTTGTGTTTTACGGTTTGGAATCATCAGATACCGATGAGGTATGCAACTCCCTTGTGCAGATTGGCTGCACAGAAAAGGCAGTCGAAAGCGCAAGGGAGCATTGCTTACGAGGAATACCGAACACAGGTCTAACCTACTCCAATCTTGCAGGTAGAAAGAGTGTGGTTGCTATTAGCAGGACCACATCAGAATATGAGTTCGTGAATACTGCCACACACGAAATGTTTCATGTTGTCACTCATATCTGCGAATCACTAGGTATTGACTTGAAAGACGAAGAGCCTTGCTATATGATGGGATGGCTCTGCCAGGCAGTTAGTAGGATATTCATTTAAAATTTAGAAATATGACGGACATTAAATTAATGGTGGATGCTGCAAGGCAGCTAAACCAGACTTGGAAAATGAGTAGTAATGGTTTGGAGACGGATAATAATCCAAACGATGTGTATAATGCTTTGTGCGAAGTGGACGAAGCCGTCACCAATCTGATAGACAAGATTGGTGAAGCCACAAAAATCATTACATTAAGCAGCATCTACAAAAGCGTATAACTCTTTGATACTCAGTGAGTTAAATTTAGTATTTTTAACTAAAATAAAGTGTGGTATATTTGCATATATCACATTTTTTTTGTACCTTTGCATATAGAAAGAGTGGTTATTTTGACTAACCACAGATTATGTTGAACCAATTAAAATCTTAAAAAGATGGAAGAAATTAAGGAAATCAAAAAGAATTATGAAATGGGATTCATTTCATCACAAGAATTTCTTTGTGAATATGCAGGTGTCCTTTCTAAACTTGGAGCGCAGGGTGAACTGATTGATGCTATGAATACAGTATTAGCTCCGCTTGCAGATTTCATAGTGAAGGACATCTTGAATGCCAGCGATGACGAGAAGAAACAGATTAAGGACTTCTTTAATTTTAAGTAGATATGGGTACCATTCTTTTAATAAACGGATTAATTTTTCTATTTGTCGTTGCGATAGTAGATTTAGCAATGAAACATTAATAAAACAAGCCCTCGACAACACGGTCAAGTCACTTATATGAAAGCAATTAAAGTAGCAGTATTTTTTGAAATGATGAAAAGACTTATGATACAGTATTCATTCGACGAGTTGCAGGGTACTACTTTCAGAAGTCATTTCAGTGCAGTTGGCCTAGGAGATACACAGGAGCGAAACGGCTTCTTCCTGGCAGCCTACATAACAGATAACTCTGTGTTACAAGATGGCTTCATGAAGGGAGTAAGAACTTATCTTGATGATGCAGTCGTATATAAGTACGATTCTCCTTACCAAGAGAAGGATGTGTTAGATAAAGAATTAATGTACATAATTGAGATTAAAAATGAAGACTAGTAGCTTATATGTTACCCGCGATGATTCAATGTATGACACAAAGAGTGGGTTTGAGACTTACGAGGAGGCCAATGCCTATCGTGAGGAGTGTCAGAGAGGCTGGATCAATCATGCCGACTATGTTTTTCTTATAACAAGAGACTCTGCCGGGAATTTTGTCAAAGAGACAAACTTGACAAAAGCAACAAAGGAAGAGAGAATCAAGCTTCTTGAAGAAGCAGGCATTCCATTGAAATAATTTGTAACCAATTAAAATATTAAAGATTATGACAACAGCAACAAATTTGAGTAAGGCTGCCGAAGATATGGTAGCAGTTCCTTCTTCAGTTAATGAAGACAAGTTCTTTGATTTCGAGAAAGCCAAGACTCAGGCAATCACTCTCGAACAGTTGAGTCGTACACACCGCGAGGATGATGTTTACGGAAATCCGCTCCGTGGCATCTATCACTTTGACCTTTTCAATAAGGTCATTGATGAGTGTACAGAGCTCGGCTACAATGTGGAGGTTTATGATATGTTTGCAGCACAGAACAGAGACCGTCAGTCGCCTGGAGTGGTTCGCCTCCCACAAGTGGAAGCGGTCAAAGGTCAGCATGCGGTAGAGGCGCATATTCTCCGCCGAGTTTATGCCAATATTCGTATCACTGATTTTGATAATGATGAGACTACTACTAATGTGGCCGTAGCCTTCCATCAGAAAGGTATTCAGATTGGATTCGGTCCGAATGTGATGATTTGCCACAATCAGTGTATGCTCTCTCCAGAACTGTATATGTCCAGCTATTCCGAAAAGGGCAAGAAGGGTTCCGGTATGGAAGTGGCAGCAATGCTTGATACATTAAAGTCATGGCTGGTCGATGCCCGGCACATTATTGAGAATGATCGTGAGCGTATTGCCAAGATGAAGGAGACACGCATTACTGCAGAACAGATGTTCTTGCTCATTGGTTTGATGACTGCTACCAGAGTAAAGGCAGATACATCACGAAAGTCTATTCGTGAGAATATCACCTACCCTCTCAATCAGTCACAGATTACACTCTTTACAGAGGATATGCTGGAGGCCTATCACGATAAGGAGTTTGTAACTGCCTGGGATATGTATAATTCTGCTACCAACTTGTATAAGGCTAACAGAATGGATATCCCTGCCCTTTTGCCACAGAACAGGGCAATGGTTAACTTCATGAAGGCCAATGGTCTGATAATTTAA